TCAATGGATAAGTCAATAAGTGAAAGTATAATTAATGAAAGGTTTGAGTGTTGGAATAGAGGAAGAAGTGGTAGAACTGCTTGTAGAATGGCAAGAGACGGTTCACATAGTGGTACACCTGGATGTATGTCATATAATGAATGTTTAGATACTGAACCAGAAGATAGTATATATGACGGTGGTAATAATCGTTGTATAAGACACAACGGAAATCAAAACCATGGTTACAAACCGGGTGTTAATAGGTGTTTAGAGTGGTCAGGTGATAGAAAGAGTTCCCCAGTTGATAGGTGGGAAGATGATGATTATGACTTTTCATATAGAAAGGGTTCTCCAGTTGATTGGTGGGAAGAAGAAACGGACATAATCCAAGTTAGGGAGTCAGTATTAATAGATACAATAGAAAAAATTGTAAAAGAACAAATGATGTTAGGGTTCGGTAATAATCAAGGTATGGGTTTAGGTATCGCAAAACCAACTGATAAGTATGATTTGGGGGAAGATGAGTTAGATGAAGACGATACTACTGGAACTACATATAATGTAAACATATCGAATCAATCAGCAGACCCAGATTATACAGCTGACGGTATGGGTATATTTGAAAACATACTAAAACAAAATTTAAAAAAATATTTAAGGTGAATATTAAATTAAAAGAATCAGAATTGATAAATACTATAGAAAAAATAGTAAAAGAACAGATACTTACCGGGCCAAATATGATTCCAGGAAATATTGCTGGTAAAATTAAACAATCAATGACAGATAATGAATTTTTAGGTGAGTTAGATAAATTATGTCCAGAAATTAATAAAGAAGAAAAAATGGTAGGTAATAGAAGTTGTGCAAGATGTCACGGGGATGTTATGACTTTAGTTAGATACTATTGTGATTCAGTAAATTAAAAAAGTAAATATTATGAAATGTAATTGTGAAAAATGTAAATGTGAAACAAGTTGTGATTGTACGTGTTGTGACTGTTAAACAAAAACCATATTAAATAAAAAAACCACTCTTTCGAGTGGTTTTTGTTTTTTAGTAGTCTTCTTCATCATCATAATATTCGTGAGTCACAGTTGTTCTAGTTGGTTCTGGTTCTTCTTCTACAACCTCCTCACCTTTAGGTGAAAAATTCTCTGCAGCTGTAAAACCAAGACCAGCCATTACAATCCACTGTAGTGATTGAAATAAATTTTCCTCGATAGTAAAATCCCAGAATAGATTAGCTGTGTATCCTATTAACATAAATAGAAGACATACGAAAGTAACAAATCTCTTACTAGAGACTTTACCTTCACTACTTAACATGTTTTTAAAGAAATTCATAATAATTGTTTTTATTATAAATATACTCTAATTTACTTATAGTAGTTTGGTGTTAGTTCTGGATGTAAAATATCTTCATAAGGAGCTTTAACTACTGATATAACTTCTGAGTCTCTAGTATCCTCTGATAAATAATGAGCTAGTCTTTTGTTAGCTTCAAAAACTGACTCTGATTCTACAACATATTTAAATTTTTTAACTTTGGGGTTTCCATTGTTATCGACATTTCCGGTGTCGAACGCTACGATTGCTTGATAGTACATATTTTTATCCTTTAAAATTAGTTTCTTTATGTGCTCCATCACACATTGGTTGATTTTTAGATTTGCCACATCTACACAACGCGTAATTTTCACTTACTGTTACTTCTTTACCACCTTTTTTTACTGTGGTTTCACCTTTGACCAAAATTGGTCCATTTTCCATAATATTAATTTCTACTGCCATTTTTTAATTTTTATGATTTTCTTATTAATTCTCTATAAACCTCAGCTCTATATTTTGTAGTCACATCTATGTGGTATTTTGGAGCTACAGCCTCATATAATTTTTCACCCAAGTCCTCTACTAGTGAAGGGTTATCTATTAATTTTTTAGTGTATTGGTACCACTGTTTGTGGTTTCTATGTGAGTCAACTAGTAAACAATTACCCTTACTATTTATACCACCACCTCTTTCTATAGCGTTAATACAATCTATTTGGTATGGACCAAAGTTTTGGGCTATTAAAGCTTTTTTATGAAACCCAGCTTCAATAACTTTTAATTGTGATTTAACTTTATTAAACATGTGTTCTTTTAATGGGGCTAAAGAAATATCAAAATTATTATAGTTAGCAGCATATGTGGTAATAGGTTTAGTCCAAACTCTTTTATAAGGAGAATCTTCCTCATTAACAAACTTACCTTTTTTCCATTTATGTAAAAATTCACTATATTCTTTTGATAAAATTCTAAAATCATCGGTAAATATTTTTTCAAACAAATACCATACAGATTCGTGAGGTTCTATATCTCTAGTTTGTTGTTGTCCAGTTTCTGGGTTAATCATTGTGACATTACCTCTTAAATCATAACCACATAAAACAAATTGAAACTTATCTTTATGTGTTCCATTTAATTTACCCGGTAATCCACGTAAAATTTCTAAATCAGCTAAATGTGAAGAACCACCCAACCAACCAACTCTAACACGATTAGACTCTATTTTTTTAGGTTGGAATTGTTTTTCAGTTGGATTTATAGCGTTAGGAAATACAAATATATTATCACAAAATCCTTTCATTTCTTGAGCAAAAACTTTTGTTGTTGTTGAAATGTTTTCTGCTGCTTTTAAACTTTCTTTTATATGGTGGTCTAGTTGATTTTGTTTAACAATTGCGTGAGCCGGGTGGTCCACTGTTGGTGCCCAATAATCATCTAAATCACAAATAGAAGGAATTCCTAATTTTTTTAATCTTTTAACAGCTTCATGTGACCTAGCAAAATCAGGAGTCAAAGACCTGTGATATAACACTAAATCATACTGACTCAACCAGTTCTCGTCTTCTAATTTTGGTTGATAATCGACATCAACCCAAAATTCTTCAGGATACATTTTTTGTAAATGAACATGAGGGTCTACCGACCTAAATTTACTTACCCCAGTTCTATCACTAGGTAATACTAAAATTTTATACTTTGGTTTATTCATAACAAAAGAATAAGACTAACGATTGATATAGTCAAAGGTAGACTAGTTAATTTTTTTAGTAGTTAATATCTTACCTTCAAAAACGGTATTACCAACAACTAACCGAATAGACTCGTTTAGATTATTACTTTCTACAATTCTTTTTGTTATTCTTTCTTCGATTAACTCATCTAAAGATTCCTTAATAGTTTCTTTAACTAAGTTTTTAAGTGAACTTTGAGTTAGTTTTTGTGTTTTAGGTTTTGAGGTTTGTTTTTTATTTGTACTAAAAGATGGTTCAGAAGTGCCCAAACCTGATAATTTTTTCATTTTTTCAGCAGCACCCTCAATTAATGAATCCGGTATATTATTACCAAAACTTACTTCAGGAATTGGGTGGTCAATCATAAGTTTTTTTATCGCATCAGGTAACTTTGAGTTTTTTACCTTTTCTTCTGTAATTACTGGTTTTTGTAAACCACTATTAGAACTAATAACATTATTAATACTTTCAGCATTAAAATTATTAGAAACAGGTGGTAAATTAGGATTAGATGACTCTGTCATTGTTTGTTGTGTACCATTCATTTTAGACGGCATCCCATCTACTTTATTCATCACAGCTTTTGCTTGAATAAGTTTTTGTTGTAAAGCTTCGAATCCACTCATATTTTTAAAATTTTGAATTAACTAAAAGTCTGTTCATAGATTTATCACCAAACGGATTATACATAGGTGGTTCAGTAAAAGTCTCAAAAACAGAATCCTCACCTTTAATTGGTTTAAAATTACTTATCCTATCTAATCTAAATAATCTCCAATCTGGTAGAGGAATACCCTCTTCATTTACTTTTAATGATGGTCCTGATGTTTGATAAGCTCTAATAACTTTATTATTTCTTAAAGATTCACCAAAAGCTACAGGTTGTATTACTCGTTTACCTGGACCTATACTCATATCATCCTCATACTCTAATTCACAGACATGTTTATTTTTTATAGCATCTATAATTTCTGATTGAGATGCTTGCTCAAGTATAAGGTTTGATATGACATTGTAAAGTTTCATTTATGTTATCTTGGTTCACTAACTGTAGGTGCGTATCCATTTCCGGTGTCCATGTTACCAGCTGAATATTCATTAGATTTATTATATAGGTTATTTTTTATATTACCTACACGTCCACTATTAGCTTCACCATTACCTAAAATATCTAAACTACCACCCGTACTTTCATCGTAAACATTTAAGTATTGTGCGTTCCCTTTACCTTTAGGGTCTCCATCTGCTAAAGCGTTTGGGTGATTAGCACTATAAGTATTATTACTTTTATAAGTGTTTCTGGTAATTAATTGTTCTCTAGTTTTGGCTGAGATGTCTGTTAATTTTTCACCTGCCTTTTTTTGATTAAAATCTGCCATTTTATATTATTATTTTGTTTATTATGTCTCTAATTCGAGACGCTTCATTGTAAACCGCTCTATTATTAATTATTTCGTCTGCATTTTTTTGGGTGCTAACTAACCTAACTTTTGTAGGGTTTTTACTCTTATCTTTACTGTGAGTTTTTTTAAATTGATTTTCTAAACCAGCATTCATTTTTCTCCGTTTATTTCCATCAGATATTTTTCTATTTCTCCCCAAAGTATCATTAATCCAATCAATTAAATCCTCACCACCTACAAGTTTGTAAGCTTCAGGATTTAAACCATTTTCCATTTCATGCTTTATTTTTTTAGCTTGACCATAACTTACTCCTTTATTTTTACATAAATTACTAAGTCTATCATAACCACTAGATTTACTAGAAGAATTTTTTAAATTACTTTGTAAACTTTTTAATAATTCATCAGGTAATTTATAAAAGTCATGTTTAAGGTCTTTATTCATCTTTTAATTTATTAATAATACTACCCATATCTATACCGTTATTTCTAGCGTATTTTTGAATTAATCTAAGTTTTTTATCTATGTATTGAGGAATCTCGGAATTAACACTGTTTTGTACACCAGAATCCTTATCTTTTTTACTTAAAATTATTTCTAACATTTTTATAACATCATCATCCTCAACTAATCTCTGAAAATTATGTCCCTCTTCACCTTTTTTATCTAAATTAACAGTCTTACCCATACTTTCAGCCCTATCCTCAGCTTCAATTTCATCCATATCATGTTCTTTTTTAAAGTATTCTATAGTCTCATCAGCATCCATATAAATGGTATCATCATAACCTAAAACATCACTCATATCATGTTCACTAACTTCCTCAACAGACTCACCCCAAAAACGCTTTAAAACATTAGAATATTGACCATTTAAACCAGATTGTCTACTCATAGGTACAGTAGCATCCGTAGTCTTAGTTGCCGACATAGTTTTAACGTTTTCCCAACCTAAAGGGACTTTACTACCCACAATAGAACCATCATAATCAACTAACTCATCAATCTCTTCTTCATTGTCTTTTTTAGTTGTTGATTTAGGATTAACATTATAAACTAATAACGTATTATCTATATTTAATTTACCGTCTTTGTGTAATTTTTCCATATCTTTTTTAGATAATACTATAGGTTCTTTTTTTGCCATAATTAAATATTCTTTATATATAAATATTAAGTTGTAGTAGAATGATATTTATAATCAATGGGAACACAAAATTTATTAAATAATTACGGAAAAAGATTAGACGCTAAAATAAATTATAGTGAATATTATGATTTTTATTTAGCTTCTGATGAACGAAATTTCCAAAGAGAAGTTGTTTATTCTGATAACATTATAGGTTATACAACACCTAGAACACCACAAGTGGGTAATCAAAGTGATACATTTCCCTTATGGATAGATTTAAATAATACCGCCTGTACAATACAACCACATTTAACTGGTGTTAGTGTTGTACAACAATCTAGTTTTTTTTCTGGTGGTAATTCTGCTGGTGGTCTGATTAATTACCCTGTACCATCTTTAGATATTGGTGTTTCAGCTTACCCACAATCAATCATAAGTCAAAATTATTGGAATCAGGCATTTTCTTATTGTGATTGTCCTTATGAGGAGTGTGAATTTACTGGTGATAGTGGAGATACTTGTGGTGGAAGAACTGGTTATACAAGTCAAGGTAACGAAGGTGTTTATAAAATAGAAAATTACAAATTAACGTATGTTGATATTGGTGTTGTCCCATATATGAGAACAACTGGGCATATAACTTTACATAATGGTGCTATACCTATAAGTGGTAATTCAGATGTTAGTCCTTTTGGTATTTTTACATTAACAGAACAAGATAGTAGGTTTAAAATGTGGCAGGTAAGTGCTAATACACAAGCACCATCACAAAGTGGAGCTACAACTAGAGATGTGTCTCTTTCATTCTTTGCAAGACCTGACTCAGGAGACGCAACCAATCCAGGTCCAGAAGATTCTAGTAAATTTAACATGTCTGGAACCAGAAGATACACAATTAGTTCTTCTACAGACAGTAGTGGTTACTACCAAGAATTAAATGGTGGTTATTACACAGGAACTTATAAATTTTATGGTTACCCATATAATGTTTTACCTGATAGAGCTGAGGAAGGGTGGGCTATGGAAACTCTTTTAAAACTAAGAGCAACTGGAACTACAACCGGTGGTACATGTTTCTCCACCAACTATAATGTTGAAAAAAATGTAAGGGTAAACGCTGGGGATGGATGTTATGACGCATCAACAAATCCTACAACATATTACACACACCCAATTTGGAATACAGGTGTTACAGTTACAGAGTCAGGTGTTATATTACCAGATAGTGTAGATTGTACGGAGTTTTATACAAAATTTTCGTGTTTTGATTACTCTAGTGATGAAGACCCTGCTCGTTACAAGTGTAGAGACCCTAGGGTTGAAGAGTTTTGTAGGAGAGTTTGTTTTGAACCAGAAATGAAAGAAGACCAACAATGCTTATGTTGTAAAACAGCTGGTTTTGATGTACCACAAGAAGAACCAAAAGGTGAGGTGTATGATTTCTCTTATGTTGTAGATTCAGAGGGTGATTGTGTGGATACTGCATGTTATGGTATGAAATATACGGGATATGATTATGGTACAGACACCTGGTTAACAGCAAGAACTCAAAATTTAAATTGTACTGCGGACACTAGAACGGTAAATGATGATTACCCTAATAACTCAGGTTTCTTCTTTTATACAGGTACTAGGGCCGAAAATAAATTCCACAATGAATTTCCTAGCGAAACTGGTTGTACAAGTATGAGTGGTTATAACTGTTGTATGGATATAATAAGTGGTCACACTTTAGGACCTGCTGTTATTGCTACATCACCATTTGATATAGCAACAGGAGGTACGTCAACAACAGTTACGATGTCCTCAATGACTAATGACATTGTTTCTAATAATTTAGGTTTCAGAATAACACCAGATTTTAAAATAGGTTATAGAACTATAAGATATACAGGTACTTGTGAAACTACTGGGGGTACAGCTGTAGGTTCAGGTTGTACAACTGGAGATACGTTTGTTTGTGGTTACCATATTGAAGAAAAATATTCTGATGTAATATGTCCGTCAATAATAAATTCAGGTACTTGTGAGGACACATGGATACATGTTGCTGTAACTTACGAAAGGAACTTCCCATTAATAACAGGCACAAGTTGTGCCCAAAGTCTAGGTAATGGGGTAGAATATTCATTAGGTGGGTTACTAGACCCACTATATCTTTTTTCTGGTATAACGGCAGCAGTGGCTGCCCCAAGATGTAATAATGTATTTGATGAATTACCTTTAGTACCAGAAGATGGTTATTATGAGTTTGATTGTTCGGGTATTTCTGGTAAAACAGCAAACGATTGTTGTTTTACAGCAGCAACAACTTTCGGTTCTTGGTTGTCACATGATGAGTATAGACGGGGTAAATTAGTCTTTTATATTAACGGTAGAAGACACTTTGTTGTTGAAGACTTTGAAGAAATAATACCTAGAACATTAAACCAACATAGAGATTTACAAGTCGGTGTACCATATAATATAGCTTGGGGTGGTGCTTCAATAGGACTATTAGAAAATATGACGATGTCACCTTGTGATGAAACAGGACTTAGTACTGATACTTGTGACCTTAGTACTGTTAGTGGTGGTACTGGGTTTACTAGTTATACAGCTTGTACTTTAGATGAACCTATACAACGTTTAGAACAAGACCCAGATGATTTAGGTCTTTTAATAGAAAAGAATTTTGCTGGAACTTGGATGGGTGGAATATCACAATTAAGATATTATACAAAACCTCTACAAGCTGATGAAATATATCACAACTTTTTAGTTAATAAAGATAGGTATAATTTAATAGATTGTGAATTTACAAAAAACTGTTCAAAAAATGCTTGTGATTCGTCACAAACATTATACCTAACAGAGGGTAATATGTATGATATAAAAGCAATATTTGGATATTTATCTAATAACTTATACTTTACCAGTGGTGATAACCAAGTTAAATTTAGAGGGTATACACAAGAAAATATATCTTCAGTTAAATTTTATAAGAAATTTAAACAAGAAGTAGCAGTTGAAGTAACAATGCCTGTTTGGATGAACCCAGAAGACACTCTTGAATGTGTTATAATTAAAATGGATGAGTCTTTAGATGCTATTGTTACATTATTAGGAAATACTTACAAGTAGTTTTGTAAATAACAAAATAATTATATATAAAGATAATTAAACAAAAAAAATAGAATATGCCATCGTACATTAGACTTTTAACAGAACAACCAGCTCATATAGCCAATCCACCAACAGGACATACAGCTTTATATGCTAGTAGTGGTACCGGTACACAAAGCCAGTATGAACTATACATAAAAAATCCAGACGGATTTACTCACCCAGTAGGTTTATTTGCAAGTGGTGGTACCGTTTCTGGTAATGCAACATTTAATTCGGGTGTTACAGTATACTCAGGTGGGTATACAGCATCTGGAGCTGGTGACGCAGCTTTTGCAGCTATAGTTGTAAACGGGACTATAAGTGGTCTTACATCTCCTGGAGGTAATGCTGCTGGTGGTGGTATAATCATACAAGATTGTTTAACAGTATCAGGAAATAGTACTGGTGCAGCAGGTGGTGGTGTTATTTCAGGTACTACAAAAATAGGTGTAGGTTCTGGTCATACAATTGGTGGAACTTTTTCATCAGCTTTTGGTAAGGGACATAATGTTTCAGGTTTAGTTGGAGCAGCCTTTGGTTCAGCAAATACAGTAACCAATAGTACAGGAGCTTTCGCTTTAGGTAAAGTACTAACGTCGACAGGACTATATTCATTTGCTGCTGGTTCAGCAAATACGGTCTCTGGAAACTTAGCTGTTGGTTTCGGTGGTGGTAATAATGTTACTGGTCAAATGTCTACAGCTTTTGGTACGGGTAACACATCAAGTTCCGACGCTTCATTTGCTATGGGAACTGGAACAACCGCATCAGCATTAGCTTCATTCGCAGCAGGAAGTGCAACAACCGCGTCAGGAACATCACACTTTGTTGTGGGTAGAGGAAATATGACTTCAGATTTATTTGTTGTAGGTAATGGTACAGGAACAGCAGGTAGTGGTTTCGCTTCATTAAATAACGCTTTAACAGTAGCTCATTCAGGTGTGTCAGTACTTTCTTCTGGTAAAACATTTAATGACTCAAAACTCTTAAAGGGAGCAGCTTTCCAAATCTTTTCCGGGGCTGGACATAACGCACAAGGATTTATGTTACCATTAATTGAAGACCATAGTAATAACATGTTTAAGTTTGACCCAGGTATTTCCGGAACTACTCAAGATAAGATAAACCACAAAGGGTTAATGTTTTTTGACGGTGACAATATAAGAGTATATACGGGTGGAACACATTGGGCAAAAATAGGGTTAGTTGATGATGGGTATATCGCCATGACTGGACATTAAAACAAATTAATTATGGAATTTTTTATAAGAAAAGATTCATTAGAACCCATTTTAAAAATGGAATTAGTTAGAGATGGTAGAAATGAATTTGATACCTTACACGATAAACTAGAAAATTCCACAATAAGGTTCTCGATGAAAAGTGTAGATGACGGAACCTACAGAATATTAAACCAACCAGCTGGTTTAGTACAAAAGATTCTACTATCACCTAACGCACCAACAGAATATTACATATATTATAGGTGGAGAAAAAAAGATGTTAAAAAAGTAGGTAGATACCAAGCCATGTTTTCTATATTTTTACACGACGAATGCAGTGAACTCAAAGTCCCAATTAGAGAAGACTTGTTTATAAACATTACAGATTCTTTTGTTTCAGCTTCTTGCGTCTGTTAATTGATATCTCAAAAAAACTTTATTATATTTTTATCGAATGTTAAGTAAAACTCGTGAATAATCACGAAGATAATAATACAAACGATAATGACAGAAAATTTAAAAAACGCAACATTAGAAGAAATCCATGAATTCCTTCATGGTTCAGACCCAGAAAAACACATAGTAGCTTTAGAATATGGTTATAGGACAGGTAAGATTTATAAAATCAAACAATGTCCAGTAAAAGGTAAAATTATAGAAACAGACACATTTACCCCATTTTGTTGGGTAGGTAACCTAAGCAAAAAAAACTTTTACCAAAACAACAAACACAAACAAAAAGCAGCGATGACCAAATACGGTATTATTGTTGAAAGATTAGAAACAGCTGAAAATGTAAGATTAGAAAATGGGTTAACTTACTTAATTAAAACAACAAAGTCATATAGAGAATTAGTTAGTTTTTTTAAACAAGGTGGTTTAAATCCTTGGGGTGAAGATAATAGAAGTAGTATTCAAATATTACCACCTATAGAACAATACTTAATACAAAAAAGAAAAAGATTATTTAAAGGTTTTGACGAATATGATGATGTCCATAGATTAGTTTTTGACTTAGAAACAACAGCTTTAGACCCAGAAGACGGAAGAATTTTTATGATAGGTATAAAAGATAATAGGGGTTATGAAAAAGTTATAGAAGTAAAAGATACACCAGAATCAGAAATTGAAGCCATATATCAATTTTTTGATATTATAGATGAAATAAAACCCAGTATAATTGGTGGGTATAACTCATCTAATTTTGACTGGCCTTGGTTATTTAAAAGAGCTGAAATTCTAGGTATGAATACAAAAGAGTTTAAAACTTTAAACCCTAATGAGGATTATAAAATGAAAGATGGTGTTTTAAAACTAGGTGCGGAAATAGAAGATTATAAACAACTAAAAATATGGGGTTACAATTCTTTAGATATAGCCCACTCTGTTAGAAGAGCTCAAACAATCAACTCTGAAATTAAAAGTTGGGGGTTAAAATATATAACACAATTTAGTAAGTCTGAAAAACCTAACCGAGTTTATGTGCCGGGTGATAAAATCGCATCGACATATTCTGAAAATAAAGAGTTCTATTTAAATATTGAAAATGGTAAATATAAATCTATAGACGAACCAGGATTAAAAAAACTAGACAAAAGACACCCAAAAGTTTATAAAAAAGTTAATGGTGAAAAAATTGTAGAAATGTACTTAATTGACGATTTATGGGAAACACAAGAAGTTGACGGTCAGTTTAATCAAGCTTCTTTTTTATTAGCTAGTATGGTACCTACATCATACGAAAGAGTTTCTACAATGGGTACAGCTACTCTTTGGAAAATGTTAATGTTGGCTTGGTCATACCATAGAGGTTTAGCTGTACCAGCTAAAAATAGTAAAAGACCATTTGTTGGTGGTCTATCTAGACTTGTCAAAACTGGATATTCAACAAATGTCCTTAAATTAGATTTTAGTTCACTATACCCATCAATACAACTAGTCCACGATGTTTTTCCAGAGTGTGATGTTACAAACGCTATGAAAGGCATGTTAAAATACTTTAGAGATACTAGGATTAGATATAAAAATTTAGCATCTAAATATTATTCTACAGATAAGAAAAAATCAGAATCGTTCGGTAGAAAACAACTACCCATTAAAATATTCATTAACTCAATGTTTGGGTCACTATCAGCACCACAGGTTTTTCCTTGGGGTGATATGGATATGGGTGAAAAGGTAACATGTACGGCTAGACAATATTTAAGACAAATGGTTAGATTTTTTATGAGTAGAGGTTATGACCCTTTAGTTATGGATACAGATGGGGTTAACTTTTCTTGTCCTGAAGATGTTGATGATAGAAAATATATTGGTTTAGGTAAAAATGAATTAGTAAAAAAAGATAAAGAATATAATGGTAGTGAAGCTGATGTTGCTGAATATAATGATTTATTTATGAGGGGTGAAATGGGGTTAGATACTGACGGTCAATGGCCTTCTTGTATTAATGTAGCTAGAAAAAACTACGCTTTATTAATGCCTAACGGTACAGTTAAACTCACAGGTAACTCAATTAAATCTAAAAAATTACAAGGTTATTTAGAAGAATTTATTGATGTTGGTTTAAGATTATTACTAGAGGGTAAAGGTGGTCAATTTGTTGAGTATTATTATGAATATTTAACAAAAATATATAATAAAGAAATACCTTTAGCTAAAATAGCTAATAAGGCTAGAGTTAAACAAAAAGTAGAAGCTTATAAAAAAAGGTGTACACAAAGAACAAAAGCTGGTAATTTAATGTCTAGACAAGCACATATGGAGTTAATAATTAAAGAAAATATTACCGTTTCTTTGGGTGACACTATATATTATGTTAACAATGGTAAAGTAATGTCTCATGGTGATGTACAAAGAAAAAAGAAAAAAGATGGCACTGAAGAAATTATTTTAAATTCTTATCTAATATCTGAAAATGATTTAGAAAGCGGTGCTATGGGTGAATATAATGTACCTAGATATATTTCTGGTTTTAATAAAAGAGTAGAACCGTTATTGGTTTGTTTTAAACCAGAAGTCAGAGATAGTTTATTGAAGAAAAATCCAGAAGATAGAGAATACTACACCAAAACTCAATGTAATTTAATAAATGGTATAGGTAGGAAAAAAGGTGACCAAGACTCTTTAGATGAAATATTAGAACTATCTAGAGAAGAAAAGATGTACTGGAAAAAAATAAATACTAGTGAAAATTATTTTATGGAGGAATTAGGACTCCTTAATACCGTCTGAAGAAACAATCATCCAAGAGGACAGAGGTTCGTAAAATCTAAATTCTACACAACTTTCAGGTAACATATCCAAAGAATCCCACTCATTGTCTATTAAACCCATATCAGGTTCTACACTACAATTAGCTAAAGATTTTATTATGTATTTTTTTGCTTTTGTACTATCAAGAAGATATGTTGTGTCTTTAGTTAAAACAACAAACTCTTCTTTAGGACAGTCACAAGTAACAGTTTTACTATTACCTAAACCGTGTTTTTTTAAATAAGCTATTAATAAAATTGTAAGTTTCTTATATTTTACAGAGTGAGGTACACCACCTTCATAATTTACAAAATCAGTTAAACCTAAAGATTCCACCTCTTCAGCTATGTAACCCCAATCATCACTTTTATTTGATTTCCATTTAAATTTTCTAGGGTTTAGTTCTAATAACTTATCTAAATTTTTAAAATCTATATCTTCTATATTTTCTTTAAATCTTCTAGAAGACGTATCAATTACCACATTACCTAAAGTATCAATACCTAAATCTGTAGAAGATGAAGAAATTAAATTACCTGTAGCTATTTGTAAACAACTAGCTGTTAAAGTTAATGATGTCGCTCCAGGATTAACCGGTAATAGAGGTACCTGAGCTATAGATAAGACAGTATTACCACTAGAAAGTCCAGAATAAGCTGTTATAGAAACACCATAAGTAGAAGTTCTACCATCACTATAATCAGTCATACCACTTAATGTGTTAGATGTTTGTACCACAAAACTAAAACCAGAACTACCTGAATAGTTATCTAGAGTGTAACCCCTATTGTAGGAATAGCTAGTTGGGTTTGCCGCCCGTACATCGCCATAATGTGTTGATGAACCTGAAAATACAGCTGTATTTGCAGATGACTGTTTTAATTGTCTCGAATAATCTACTTGTGTATAAAATCCCATATTATATTATATTATATAGATAGGTCCTGGATTCATAGGTCTATAACTTAAACTTCTATTAAGTGTTTCAGCGTTACTAGCTTGTTCTTCTTTTTGAGTTGTATCCTTCATTCTAACTAATCTTTCGGACAATTCTTCAATTAACTTAGCAATTTCTTCCTTAGATTCATTTAATAAACTATCGTACTCTAAAGTTAAATCAGCGTCCGGTGTCTTTAAAGCTCCACCAAACTTACCTCTAACTCTACCTAACATTTCTTTACATTTCGCAAAGAAATATCGTCTAACCCAAGACTGGGCTGGTGAATTCAACTCTTCATAAGGTATTTCATCTAATCTAATATCACTAGGTAATAAAGCTATATCTCTATTTTTTATTAAACATTCCTCTCTACTACCTGTAGAACCACTAGTAGAAGTGTCGTAATACCAATAGTAAACTCTTTCCTGACCTACATTACCAAAATCAAATTTACCACCAGGAACATTCATTAGGTGTACGTTTCTTTTTGCACCGTGAGGGTCTCCTCCAGTACCACCAGGTCCAGCGGTTATTCTATATGTTAAATCACCACCTATAAGTCTATTTTTTAAGTTTCTATCTTGCATTCTTAAGAGGATATCAAATGCAGGCATCATAAAGTAAGAACCTTGTAATCCCATTTGAGCATACCCAAAGGTTCCACCCCCACCAAATCCACCACCACCGAACCCACCTAAAAATGGGTCGATAAAAGATTCATTTAGTTCAGCTCTTTGGTACCACATAAGTTCATTTACTTCTCTATAAGCTGGAATTTCATAAACTTGTTGATTGTTAACTAATGTTATAAAGTCTTGTTTTAATTCCCATGGACCACCAGCTTGTAAACCTACTATTTTAGAATAAGCGTATGTGTATTGTGTTTCTAAATCAAAACCTTTCGTCATAAAAGCGTTAGTTAAAGAAATATTATCTAAATCTTGATTTGCTAGATTTTGCCATTGATTTTCAATTAACCAATCCTGTACGTACATTCCGTAATCTAAAATAGCTATTTCTAACGCAGTATCCATCATTTCATCTAATAATTCCACCCCACGTATAGGAGCACCTAACATATGTTTACATTGTCTAAATAACTTTTCTCTTTTTGCTGCTGAAATTAGTGCTTGTGCCATAGTAATACCGTTTTATATATAAATATCATCTAAACTAATATAATTTTATATTAAATTTACAAACCAAAATACCAACTAAGTTTTTTTATAAACTGTCACATATTTATTAATAAAAATATATTATTATGAAAAAAATTAGACTAACTGAAAAAAATCTACAATCAATCATTGCTAGAGTTATTAAGGAATCAAAAAAACCTTTATTGGTAGAAAAGGATGTAGAATGGTGGTGTGAGTGTGGTGACGACGAAGGTTGTTATGGTACTATAGATTTTCAAGACCAATCATCAGACTGTTCATGTTGTAAACCATTAGTACAAGACGACAAGGTTATGGCACCATCGGGTCCTATGTCAAGTGATATGACTCCTGCAGGTGGAGGTAAAATGGACATGGATATGGGTGTAGAGATGATGAAAGAAGGTTACAAAAGAATGAGAAAGATTAGAAGAAGATAATTTTAAAAACATCATAAAAATTTAAAATCCTCAAACCTTGGGGATTTTATAGTGCGGTAAAATTAAAAAAGAGTCTATATGGCTCTTTTTTGTGCGATATATTGTAACTAATTATATTTTTTTTTCGTATATTTGTATAGTAAAAACCTTAAAATACTAATAACATGACATACATACTAGGATATATTCTTTTTTCATTAATAGTAATGGTACCTTTTGTTGAACTTAATAAAAAACAACTTCAGGAAAATTATTTAAATTTTGAAAAAAAACGTAATGGAAACCCGTCTAATGGTTGGTATAATTTCTATATTTTTACACATTTTTTAAAATCACCATTATTATGTCCACTTATTGTAGTATTAATTTTAGGTAACGGTGGTAAGATAATTAAATAAAAAAGAGTCCTAGAGGACTCTTTTTATATTCTACATAGAAATTTCATCGTCAATATCTTCTAAATCTTCAGGTTCGTCTAATTCAGGGTAAGGTAATGGGTCAGCTAATTGCTCGTAACTTCTAGGGGCTGATTGACTTTGTCCTGAACCTATTAATTCAGCTGTATAGGTTGCAAAATTATTTAATTTAGTTAAAGTATTGGATATTTGTTTTCTAGTTGTGGAATCTTTAATCATACTCCACGCTTTCTTTAGGTTATCTAATATATTCTCTATACCATCAGCGGCTGAAGCACCAGGATTACGACCACCACTCCATTCTGATTGTTCGTTAATTAATTGGGTGTAATTAGGGATTCTTAGGTTTTGTACCCCTTCTATAACAATTCTGTCTCTTATTAAACTATAAGTGTTTTTAACGTCTCTTAATAAGTTTTCCCTTAACTTATCTTTTTTTTTAGCTACAACATTCTTTAAAAGAACGTTTAAATCGTTTTCAGACAACTTTATAACTTTATTCTCATTCATACCTAAACCTTTAAAAGTACCATAACCTTCAGATTGTTCATTCCTTTTAACAGTCTCATCATCCATTTCAGTCATTTCCTCTTCCATGTCTAAATCCTCCAAATCCTCTAACTCATCAACCATTTTTCTTGCAGCGGCTTTCATTACCTTTAAGTCTTTGTTGGTTTTACCCATACCCTTAAGTTTATTTTTTACAGCCTTAACAGCGTCATAAGCTGCTTGTACTTCTTGTTTAATATCACCCGCTTTTGATTCAGAAACCATTTTACGGATTACGTTTTCTAAGAGTTTAACATCTTTTCTTCTATTCATAACTTATACTTTTTATTATAAATATACATGAAATTAGTAATATCCATTAGTAAAAAGTGGTTAATTTTTAGTTAAATTTTAAAATTATTACAATTTTTTTTAAAAAAATAGCGGCTAAATTTTTGTTGTGTATGGTGTTTAATATAGGTGATTTTTTCATTTTTAGGGTTTTTAACTACAAAGATAATTGTAAATTTTGGTTATTTTGACTAAATTTAGTGGTATTTATCATAACGAATACACCGTAATTTGGTGTAATCATAAACTTTAAAAAAAATTAATTATGGATAACGTAATGAAAATGATTACAGGATTTTTTGGAGGACTAGGTTCAGTTTTAATGGCTGTAGTTCCAGTATCAATCTTGTGGTACGTCTTAACAGGTGGTTCAGTTTTCGGAATGGATGTAGTAGCAAATCTTTCTGCTCTTATCACTTCACTTGGTGAAGGAGGTTTCGTAGGTTTAATCGTGTTAGTACTTTTAACGTCATTCTTCGTTAAGAAGTAAAACTAAAAGATGGTTATTCGCACCATCTTTAAAAAGAGAAATAATATAAAAAAGAATATAAAAAAAAGTTAAATAGAAAAAATGAAAAAATTGATTTTAACATCCGCTGTAGCACTTTCAACATTATTTGCATCAGCACAGAATTTCATGGTAGTAACAACTTACAGTTCACCAGAAGATGGTGAATCATTCGAAATGTCTAACTTAACTGACAACATGGGTATTGGTTATAAATTAAACGATACTTGGACTGTTGGTTTAGTAACAGCTGGAGAAGATTCATTAGGTGACAAGTCTTACGACCTTTGGGGGAGATACAACTGGAACGCAAACGTGTATGTATCAGTTCAAGCTCCAACAGAAGAAATGATGGACAACTTAACGCTAGGTTTAGGTTATTCATACAATGTGTGGAATGGTTTATACGTTGAACCAAATTACAGTATGGGATTAAAAGAAGATGAGAACGGAGAAAGAGAGGGCACTTTCAATCTTGGTTTATCATATAGATTCTAAAAAAGACAGGTTAGGTAATTTAGAACGGTTGCAAATTAGTGAAAGTTTTTTCCCGCAACCAAAAAATGGAAACTAATTACGGATTTTAAATTACTAAGAGTTGCGAAAACCCTGACGACGGTCAGGGTTTTTTTATACAATTAATCTAGGTATTTATATTATATGAAATTATTGAATATCATACATAAAGTTATATTAGAACAGGTTAGGGATAAAGAGGACGTTGAAGATATGGACCTTAGACGTGACGTTGAAGTAGACAGGGAAACCCCTAGTAGAGAACCAGAAGATAGAGAAATTGAGGATAGGGAACGTGAAAGAGAAGATAGAGAAAGGGAGGATAGGGAAAGAGAAGAAGAAAGAATAGACGATAGAGAAAGACAAGAAAGGGAACGAGAAGACTTAGAAGATAGGGAAAGAGAACAAGAAAGAAGAGAACTTATGGGTAAATGGATATGTAAAGACCCCGTAAATTTCCCAAGATGTCAACAAATTAGAGATGATGCTGGTATACAAAGAACATTGTTTTATGGATTTCCTTATTATAACACACAAAGAGACTGTATAAGTAATTCACCATGTAGTGGTGAAGTTAGAAGAAGGCCAATAACAAGACCAACAGTAACAACGGTAGAACCTATAGATACAACTTCGGAACCTAGACAAACATCACAACCACAAACAACACAAGACACACAAACTACACAAACTACACAAAGTTCACAAAGTACAGAAGGGGATTCAGTACCAGAAATTAATATGAAAACTAAGTTTGATAGTGACGATAAAATAGGTGATATAAAAAAAATACAATCTAATAAACTTATAAAAATTATAGAAGATAAGTTAGTAAAACAATTAGATTTACAACCACAAAACGTAAAACAAAAATTAAATCAGTTTAAGATAAAACCACAAACCATGTCTTATTTAGTACCACTTTCATTAGAAACTGGCACATTAATGAGTAAAATGGAAATGGACGGGTTAAATTTACCACTAATGATGTTACTTTATAGTTCTAGTAATAATTTATATGAGTCTATGAAAAATAATACACCTTTTAAACCAGAACAAGCAAAACCTATTAGTGGACCTATTAGTTATAAGAATTTTTGGAGTTGGAGTGAAAACATTTATGATAATTGGGGTCCTTGGTTAAAAACTAATGTGGTTGATAATTTTCCAGAAATTTCTAGAAACACATTCCCATCTTTAGCTTTTTGATTGGATTCTACTTAAAAAGGGTCCTCTTAAAATACTTTGATAAATTTTTCTAGATAACATTTTAAAAACATCATTAATATTTTTATCGTCCATACCTAAATTTTGTGACTCCATAAATCTTAATGTAGCTCTAGTCATTAAATCTCTCATTTTTTGAGAGTTTTCCCAAATATATCGTAATGATTCTGGTTGATTTTCCATAAATTCTGACATATTAACCGGAAATTCTTCTGTTTCTTTTGCATATAATAGTATCTCTTGAGCGAGTTCTCCTTCTATAACAGATTTAGCATCAGTTAGAAACGGACTTAAATCTGTCATTACCATATTATATTTACCCCACAACCTAAGCTGCTCTATAAACCTCGCCACGTCGTGTCTCTCTGGGTTAGTCAGTGTTGTTAGGGGACCACCTTTTACGGGGTCCAAATCGTCTATAAGTCTTTCAAAGTCATTCATTATTTATATTTTTTACAAACTTTACAATCCATTCTGGCTTCTTTAGCTTCACACCACTCTTTTATAGGATAAAAGGAAGATAGGTAGTAAACAAAATTAGTAGCGTTACAAATTAATTTACTCCTATATTTTGCATTAGCACAACAACCATCATAACCACCATCCCAACCATTAAATTGAGTGGTATAGTCCCATAACTTTTCATTAGACCAACCCAGTCTTTCTTTAATGTAGGCAGCTACAACAAAACCAGTTCTATCAGCACCATGTGTACAATGAATTAAAGTGTTACCTTTATTAAGTTCGTTTAATCCCTTTTCTACAGCTCCGGTGTAACCAGTTTCATAGTTTCTTCCACCACGATAAGGGTCATGAGCATTAAACCATATATATTCTCTACCTGTAGATTCTACATATGCTTTTTCATCATGTTTTTCAACACCGGTCCCCTCTTCGTTATTCATCCTAACAACCCTTTCTATATCGGGGTAATCCTCAAATACTTTGGCCAACTCTTTAAGGGTAGGTTGTTCACATCTAAAGTTTCCTTGTCCACCAGGTATTTCAGCAAAGTTACCAGGTAGTTTATTACCAGGTGTTACATTATTCACATTTACCTCTTTGTCGTCCTTCTTCTTATTTTTAGTTATTTTTTCTTTATCCTTTTTAATTTTACTACACCAAACAGAATCTTTACAATTATCTTTTTTACAAGCATTTTTTCTACAACATCTAGGGGTTCTACCCTTAACTATAGTTTCTAATGTACACCTACCTACAACACCATCTACCACTAAATTAAATCTTTCTTGGAATTCTTTTACACCATCTTCCATAATATCTAAAAACTTACCATCTATACCATCATTCATAGGACCACTTTCACCTAAATCGATACTATAGTCGTTAACTAACATAAGTTGTACATATTTAACTAAATCACCACTATCACCTCTTTGTAATGTATCTTTGCCCATTTCAATATCTCCTACTGTTTTAGGTCCTATGGTTTTCAGTTCTGGTTTTACAAATATTTTATCACCTTTAAATGTTTCTGTATCTTCACAATTATTATAAATTCTTCTAATACCACCAGAACCTTGTTGCCATACAAGATATAATAACCACTGATTTTCTGGAGTAAAAACATCCACCCCAATACTACTAGAAAAACTATTACCTAAACTTGTAGCGTGTTTTACAAATTGTCTTGTAGCGATATCTGCATTTTCAGCATCCTCTTGACTAGTTATACCATAATCCGACCAATAAGGTCTACAATATTGAAATAATCCCCAACAACCTTGACCGTTATCGCCTTTTTCACGACCACGATTTTCTATCCAAGCAAAAGTATTAAGGAGTCTTAGTGGTAATTTTGAAGTTTTATGTTTTTCAAAAGCGTCTTTAACAGATTGTTCATAACTACCACCATTGTTTTCACTGTACTCTTCATTGTATTTATTTTTCCAGTACTCTAAAAAATTACAATAAGTCATAGTATCATATTTATTCCAGAAATCTTTATAGACATTATTTTTCATATTACGAGAAGTGTCAGCTGGTATTTCTACCTGTTCTTTAATTACAGGTAAACCCATTATTTCTCTAACTCTATTTATTTCTTCTCGGATAAGACTCATTAAGGCATATTTTTTAATAAATACCTAGAGTAATTGCATTTCTTCTAAAATACTTAACATCAAATCGTCTTCTTCTATGTGGTCACCCATAACGGTATCGATGATACGCTTTTTCTTTTGTACTATGTTATATATTATCTTTTCTAAAGTATTCTCAAATATTGGATATAAGCAAGATACATTTTTCTTTTGACCAATTCTAAAAGCCCTATCTTCTGCTTGTGCCATATCTGAAGGTACAAAAGACAAATCATTAAAAATAACAACTTCACCAGCAGTTAGGGTAATACCGACACCACCAGCTTTTATGTTTGAAACAAATATTTTTGTTTTTGGGTCATTTTGAAAAGAATCTACACTTTCCTGTCTTTGTTCTTGACTCATTTTACCGTATAACGGAACAGCCATTTTTTTGTATTTTGACCAAATTTCCATTAGAGGTTCTGTAAAATTTGTAAAAACAATAACTTTCTTATCTTGTTCTAAACACTGGTCAATTAATTCAAAAGTATTATTTAGTTTTTCTTTAGCTATTATTTGCCTAACCTTCATTAACTTATTTAATTGTATACTAAGACTTTCGTTTTTATTTTCATTTGCCCAATCTAAATACTCACCAACCTCCTTTTTATATTCTTTTGAATTAAGTTCTAAAAATATAGGTGTTATAATTTTATCAGGTAAATCCAGTATTTCTTCTTTTAAACGTCTTAACACCTTTTGTTTAGTCCTATCCCTCAATTCATCAAGATTTGAGGCACCATGAGTTAACCAGATTTTTCTACCTCCTCTATTTATTTGAAATCCTTCACAATATCTTTTAACGTAACTAACCCAGTTCTTGGCTACTCTAGAATCAACTAGTTTTAGAAGATTATAATAATTCATAGGACGTGACGTCATTGGGGTACCAGTTAATAACCAAACCCTACCTATCTTTTTCACAATATCATTAGCCAATTTAGTCCTTTGTGCTTTTGTATTAGAAATATAATGAGCTTCGTCGATAACAACCAAATCAAAATTTTCATCTAAAATAGTTGTAATGTCATCTTTTTTATCTAAACTGTGAAAGTTTTTAAGAATATCATAATTAATAATAACAAACTTACCACACTCCCAATTCTTACCTTGGATTATAGAAATCTTATCATCAGAATAATTTTCAATCTCTCTTTTCCAGTTTAATTTAAGGGTAGCTGGACATATTATTAAAACTTTTTTTGCCCCACTTTCAATAGCAGCTATAGTAGCACTTGTAGTTTTACCCACACCCATATCATCAGCTAGTATAAATTTATCATTACCTAATAATTTTTCTACAGCTGTTTTTTGATGTTCGTAAGGCATTCTATGTGAATATGGTGAAAAATCTACAGTAACCTTTCTTTCTGTGTTTGGTATAATTTGATTTTTAGGTACCCAAAAACTATAGAGTTTTTGTTTTTCTAATATTTTACCCCATATATGAAAAGCCTTGGGCTTTTCCGATAATATTTTTTCAACCCAAATAGATTTAGGTTTTTCACTTAAAAAATTATCAGTCATTAAACTTTCTGAAAAATAATCATCTATTTCCACCCACTTCCTTGCTACTTTAGGTGTCTTATCGTAATTATTAATGATATATTCAGCTTGAGACCTTGTTAGTGTTTTAGATTTGTATATCTCATATGAATATTTTAATTGTAGTATATAGTTATTAGCTCCAGAATATTCTGAAAGTAGTTTTTTTGCTTCTATTTCCGGTAAATTTAGTTCCATATAATATTACAAATATAATATAAAAGCATAACATAGACAACAAACTATTTATTATTATATGGCAGAACAGAAAAAAATACCAATTACAAGGATATCCAGATTTTTTGCGTCGGAAGATTTTAGTCTTGAACAAGAAATGGGTATGGAATGGCTACATGGTGATATGAACTTTACTTTAGTTTTATTTAGAGTTGATAGAGAGAAATCAGACAATGATGATGTTTATGGTGAAGCTGGACCTGAAGAGATTAGATATAAAGCACCTGTAGAGTTTAATGCTTATGTAAGTATATCAGAACCAAAAAACTCTTCCTACGCTTCAGGATTAGTAAATCAAATGGAACCTGGAAATATGACATTAAGTGTTTATATGAAACATTTAGAAGAATTAGATATTGATATTTCCTATGGTGATTATGTTGGTTATGCGGAAACAGAAGATAGAATGAGATACTATACTGTAACTAATGATGGTAGGGTCACATCTGATTTAGCACACACAATAGGGGGTTATAAACCTTTCTATAGAACAATAACTTGCTCATATGTGAGCCCTAATGAATTTAAAGGAATATAATGGCATTACCTAAAAAACTTAAAACAAATATTAATATTAGTCCTAGACCACCACAACCACAATATGATTCTGGTTATAATGGTTTAACAACACCTAATAGAAGAAGAGAATTAAGTGAACTTATAACCGAGGATGGGACCTACTTACCAAAATCAGTATTACACGCTGATATGGATAGGGGCATGTTAGATTTTGTTAAAAATGATTTAGATACTAGTACTTCAGGTAAAAAGATACCTGTAATAGATAGAATATTAACATTACAAAGGTGGGGTGAATTTTCCCAGTCTTGGAGTTTTAGTACTGAAGATAAAAATGTTTCGTTACCTTTTATTGTTGTGGTTAGACAACCACAAGTAGTTTACGGGACTAACCCATCCCTACAATATACAATTCCTGATAGAAAACAATTTCATTTTGCGAAAGTACCTACTTGGGATGGAAATAGAAAAGGAGTAGACATATATAGTATACCACAACCAATACCTGTAGATATAACCTACGATGTTAAGATAATTTGTAATAGGATGAGAGAACTAAATCAATTTAATAAAATTGTAATGCAAAAATTCAGTTCTAGACAGGCTTATACATTTGTTAAAGGACACTACATACCAATAGTCTCAGAAAGTATAAGTGACGAAAGTGTAATAGACACTGAAGATAGAAGATATTACCAACAAAATTATTCGTTCCAACTACAGGGTTTTTTAATTGATGAAGATGAGTTTGAAGTTAAACCAGCAATTAATAGGTCTTTATTGTTTTTTGATACAAACACTTCTCATAAAAAAACAGGTAATGGAAGTCCTTCCATAGTAGACCAAAACCAAATTAATATATATAATAAAAATAAATTTAGAAGAAAACTAGATTTTGGGTTTGAGGATGTTCCAACTGGAACAGTCCAATCAGTCACATATGCTTATAAGGCCACAGTAACATTAGTTAGGTCAGATAATGTTCTTTCAGTTGTATATAAAATAAATGGAACTACAACACAAGGTAAAATAGAAGTAGATATAGGTGATGTTCTTGAAGTTACTATAGTTAAAGAAGTAGGTCCTTTAGCAAATTCCCAAATAGTCTTAGAAGAACTTATTTACCCATAAAACTACTCACCATAAATGTCTTTTTTCTTAATACATTTTTCTTTTATAAGCTTTTCTAAAAATCTAGACATAACCAAACCATTAGATTTACAATAGTCTTTTAGTAGTTTGTGATACTCTGGTCTTATTTTAAGGTTTTTTATCTTCATATTAGCTAAAGGTAGAGAAAAGGTAGAAAATATTCCTACTCTATATAATTATATTGTTTAATTAGTAAACTTTTGGAATTGAAATCAATATTTATCTAATAAAATATAAAATAAATAAAATCGTTTAAAAATGGCTGAAAATCAAAAAGTATTCGTATCTCCAGGTGTATACACCGCAGAGAAGGATTTAACGTTTGTAGCACAAAGTGTTGGAGTAACAACCCTAGGGGTTGCTGGTGAAACAAAAAAAGGTCCAGCATTTGAACCTATATTCATAGATTCTTTTGATAAATTTAGAACAAGGTTCGGTGATACGGACCCAGAAAAGTTCACAGAATCACAGATTCCTAAATATGAGACATCATTTATTGCTAGGTCTTACCTATCACAATCTAACCAATTGTTTGTGACAAGAGTGTTAGGGTTATCTGGTTATGACGCTGGACCATCATGGCAGTTATTAACAATAGGTGAATTAGATGAGTTATATGTAGCAAGTGGTTCTACAGGACAAACCGTATCTGCTTGGGAAGATAGGATATATGTCCCACTTACAGGTGGAACACTAAACACATCCAATATATACACAACTTACTCAAACGGTACTGCTTTCGCAGATGCGTTAAGTGGTTTAACAGTTTCACCAATTGCTGGTGTTAATGGACCATTTAGAACAGCAGAACAAATAACAGGTGAAACTTGGTATAATGGTCAAGGTAGTGCTGTTGGTACTCTAGTAGATGAAATAGCTCACTTTGTTAACGCTACATTAGATAATGACCAGAGTTCATTTGATATAACTGGAGCTACAGAATTTTACCAATACGGTTTTATAGCTTCTTCAACAACAAGTCAACAATACGCAAGAATTACAGGAACAACTGGTTTACCGGTTGATTCATATAATAGATTAGGTATAGCAAATAACTTAACAGCTGGACCAACAGGTGTTGGAGCTTCAGCACCAGAAGCTATTAAAAGTGCTGATTTTTCAGCAGATACTAATGATGGTTGGTATAACTCATTATTTGATTACAAATATGACGTAGATTCTTGTACAAATAGTTGTTACTCAGGAGGTGCGTTTACAATGTTTGTTAGTTCAGCTTCTACAGCTACAACTTATGTTGAGGGAGCTGTTAGTACTGGAGTATCAGGTTCATCAGACGATAAAGCTAGTACAACAGTATACGCTATACTACCTAACTTAATTAAACCAGGTAGTTCAACTCACGTAGTTAACTTAAATGGTTATACAGCATCAACTTCAGCATCATCGTGGTCTGAATGGTCATTCTACGGTGCAGCTACAAACGGTGGTAATAATATACCTGGACAAATTTCTTCAGGTAATTACTTCTCATATTCATCAGGAACAGAATCTTGGGGTAACGCAGAAGGTGCTCTAAACGGAGGACCATTAGCTTTATCCGCTTATCAACCAACAGTTTATCCTTTCGTAGGTTCAAATGGTACTGGTAGTACGTTATCTGCAGCTGTAACAACATTTACAGCAGCACAGTATTCAGGAGCTGTATCAGATTATAAATTACAAACTTGTGCAGGAACGTCCATTGGTGGAAGTTCTCCAGCTTATACAGCGGTACAAGTAACCTTAAGTGGATTTGCCAATACCGGTTTACTAGGAGACGCTAGTACTAATGGTCTTGCTAATTCACTTACATATTCTCCAGGACTTAAAGCAGGTTCGGTTGTAGCAAATGGTTTAACCGGAACAACTAACGCTACTGATTCTTGGTTCTTTACTGGTAATTCAGTTTCAGCCTTTACAACATTCTACACTGGAAGTTGTTCAGCTGTAACTTATTTAGGATTAACATTAAGTGGGGCTTACGCAAATTATAGTTGTGTAAGTGCAAACACTGATTATCATAACATGACAATTGCAACTTTAAGGTCCAGAGGTGAAAGTACACTTACAAGTGGTGGACCAGTATATAAAATTAGTGCAAGTACGGGAGATGGTTACAAACAAGGTGATGTAGACTTTGATTGTACAGGTACATATAACGATGTTTTAAGAGACCCATTTGCTAATTTTGGTATTTCGGCAAAAACAGATGAAGGTGTAATATCTAAATTTACAGCATCCTTAGATAATACTAAGAAAAATTATCTATCTAGAGTTTTAGGTAGAAAGGTGTTTGATAGAGAAGCTAATGAAATTCCTATTTTTGTAGAAGAAATATACCCTAATTTACTAAAGTATCTATATAGAAGACAAAAAATTAGAGGAATTAACTGTTGTACATGTTACAGACCAGCAGCTAGATTTAACAATACACTAAGAACTTCTTTAGGTTGGTACATGAATGAGTGGCAAACACCTAGAACACCTTATGTTGTTTCTGAATTACGAGGTAACGAAGTTTCTAGATTATTTAGATTCATATCAATCTCAGACGGTTCAGCAGCAAATAGAGAACATAAAATATCTATAACTAACATTTCTTTCGAAAGAGTAGAATTCGATGTTGTCGTTAGAGATTTTTATGATACAGACGCTAACCCAATAGTATTCGAAAAATACACTAGATGTAGTTTAGACCCAACAGCACCAAACTTTATAGCTAGAAAAATTGGTACTTCAGATGGTGAATACGAATTAAGGTCTACTTACACAATGTTAGAATTAACTGACCCAGTTATTGAAGGTGACTTAAAAGACGCTTTACCGGCTGGATTCGAAGGTTATAAATTTAGAGAATCTTGTACAAGTACAGTAAACCCGTACCCAAAATGGAAAACTAAATACTTTACACCAGGTGAAGTTGTGTTTGACCCATATTATGATTCAGCGGGTAATCTTAGTAACGCTTCTGTTTCAGCGGGAGATAATCTTAGAAAAAATTATTTAGGATTCTCTGATGGAGATGGTGCGGCTATTGACTTTGACTTCTTTGAATATAAAGGATTTAAAACACCAGCTTCAGTTTGTACTGATACTACTGGTAGTGACTGGCCAGTGTTAACACAAGGATTCCATATGGATTCTGGAGCTACAGTGGTTATAGCAGGTTCAGGTTCTTATTTAACAGAAACAGCATCTACTTTAAGTGGTAAATCTATGTTTATGGTTGGTGAAGCAGACTTTAAATCAGAACCAACGTCAACAACTAACCCTTATTATAAGATACAATCTAGAAAGTTTACATTAGCACCTTATGGTGGTTTTGATGGATGGGATGAGTATAGAAAGACTAGAACAAACGAAGACGCTTATAGACTAGGTATGACAGGTTACAAATATGGAGCATGTGCAGACTCAACATATACTGACGCTAGTGGTTTAGGGTCGTTTAAAAAGATTTCATCTACAGAGTCAAATACAGATTATGACGCTTACAAACAAGCGATTCATAAATTTGAAAACCCTGAAGCTGTAGATATTAATGTGTTCGCTACACCAGGAATTGATTATGTTAACAACTTAGCTTTAGTAAATGACACTATAGATATGGTTGAAAACGAAAGAGCGGATTCACTATATATCACTACAACACCAGATTACAACTTATTTGTTAGTACTACTTCAGACGCGAGTAATAAAATTGACCCAACAGAAGCTGTTAACAATGTAGAAGATAGTTTTATAGATTCTAACTATACAGCGACTTACTATCCTTGGGTACTTGTTAGAGATAATAACACAAATAAACAATTATATATTCCACCAACAGCTGAAGTTACTAGAAACTTAGCATTAACAGATAATATAGCTTTCCCATGGTTCGCATCGGCTGGTTATACTAGAGGTATCGTTAACGCAATAAAAGCTAGAACAAAACTAACTTTAGACGATAGAGATACGTTATATGTTGGTAGAATTAACCCAATCGCTACATTTAGTGATGTAGGTCCGATTATATTTGGTAACAAGACTTTACAAGTTAAAGAATCGGCTTTAGATAGAATAAATGTAAGAAGATTGTTATTACAAACTAGAAAACTGATTTCAGCAGTTGCGGTTAGATTACTATTCGAACAAAATGATGATGTGGTAAGACAACAATTCCTAGACTTAGTTAACCCAATTTTAGACTCTATAAGAAGAGATAGAGGTTTAACAGACTTTAGAGTTGTATTATCAGATGACCCAGAAGAAATCGATAGAAATGAAATGAACGGTAAGATTTACATCAAACCAACAAGAGCACTAGAATTCATATTTATTGAATTCCTAATAACTCCAACAGGAGCTTCATTTGAAGACATATAATAGACAATTATGAAATTTAAAAAAAGATTACTTTCAGAGGAGGTAGGTTTACCAAAAACTAATAAAAAAACTTACACTAAAGGTAAAAAACAAAAAGTGGTAGTTAGTGAAGAACAATTACAAAGGTTAATTAAACTTATAAACGAAAAAAGAGACGAAAAACCTAGTATATATAAACCAACACCTACTAACCCAACCCCTAGTGGTATCGGTGGTAGAATGGGAAAAAAACCTTCATCACTTAAACCAACACCAACTGACCCAACACCTAGGGGTAAGATGGGTGAAAAACCTAAAGGATTTGGTGAAACTCCACCAGCAAGACCAAAACCATTGACTGGCCAAAAAGCTCCGTGTCCTCCTGGGCAAATAATGACACCACAAGGGTGTTCGTCTTTAAACCCTGATGAACTTGTAACAAATGCAATAGAAATGGGGGAACAAGCTACAAAAAGTGGACGTGGAAGCAGTACTGACGGACATGGATTTGACCCAGAAGACCCAACAACATCATCTGCTAAGAAAAAGTGTTGTAAATGTAGAGGCCAAAAACCATACAGTCTTGTACCTGGAAAAAAATGTCCTAAATCTTGTCCAGAAGTACCTTGTAAGGGAAAACCAACGCCACCAACACAAGGCAATGTAACTTACGAAGGTAGAAAATTGAAAACTACAAACCCTATTTCAGAATCAGAGATTAGAGGCATGAAAAAATGGTTTAATAGAGTCAATAAAGCGGGGACGGCATATAATCCAATTAAAGGTTAAAGGATTGTTATAAAATACCAATAAATTAACGTGATGTTTTTTCATCACGTTTTTTTTTATCTATTTAAAATATTTATAGTATATGTCTAAAAACCTAATAATAACAGAAAAACAATTTACAAAACTTGTAAGTGAGATTGGTGAGGTAATAACAACCGATAAAATAAGAGGATACTCTTTTGATTGGGACGATAATATCCTTTATATGCCTACAGAAATTAAGATGGAAAAAAAAGATGGTTTTGACTGGGTACCGGTAAATGTTAGTACTGAAGATTTTGCTATAGTTCGTGATGATTCAGACTATAGATTGACGGATTATTCTTTTATGGATTTTGCAGAGCCACAAACATTTATAACAGATGTTAAAAAGGCAATAGAGGATAAAAAGTTTGCCCCTAGTTTTGAAAAATTTAAAGAGTCGTTAATTTACGCTAATCCATTTTCAATAATAACAGCTAGAGGTACACCACCACATGCAATTAAAGAGGGGGTTAGGTTATTAATTGGAATGACATTTGAACCAAAAGAAGTAAAATTTATGTTAGAAAACATAGAAAAAACATACCCATCAACACAAGACATGAATATGGAAGAAAAAATAGATTTTTATTTATCACAAAATGATTATTCTCCCGTAACATCCACAGAATTTAAAGATAAATTTGGTTTAGATTCTGACGCTGACAGACCAGAAGAAGGTAAAAAAATAGCTTTAAGAGATTATGTTAAAAAAGTAGTAGAAGGTGTTAAAAAACTAACTAATGGTGAATATGATAGATTAAGTATTGGTTTTAGTGATGACGATAGAAGAAATATAGAAGCTATTATTGATTTTATTGATAAAGAATTACAAATAGAATATCCTGGAGTAAACTTTTTTATATATGATACCTCAAAAGGAGAAAAAAACAAAATTATAGTATCTAAAATAGATGATTAATATTATTTTGCTGCAACGATATATTTATAGATATATAGAGTAAATAATTAAAGTACATTATATTTATTAACAAATAACAAAAATTAAAAATTAAAACAATATGGCCGATTTATTAATGAAAATGCCCGTACCTTATGAACCAAAGAAAAAGAATAGGTTTATAATGAGATTTGATTCTTCACTGGGTATTAACGAATGGTACGTAGAAAGTACATCAAGACCACAAGTTACTATAGGTTCCGTAGAGATACCTTTTCTAAACACATCAACTTACGTAGCTGGTAGATTTACTTGGAACACAATAAATGTTACGTTTAGAGACCCTATTGGTCCTTCTGCTTCACAAGCACTTATGGAGTGGGTTAGATTACACGCTGAGTCGGTAACTGGTAGAATGGGTTATGCTGCAGGATATAAAAAGAATCTAGATTTAGAGATGTTAGACCCAACAGGTGTTGTTGTAGAAAAATGGGTATTACAAGGTTGTTTCTTAACCGATGTTAATTTTAACGATTTATCTTATAGTGATGAAGGTATGGCTAACATAGCAGCAACATTAAGACCAGATAGATGTATATTAGTTTACTAATTTAATTTTAAAAATATATTTAAAGAACCCACAATTATGTGGGTTTTTTGTTTTATACTACTTATAGTAGATATTTGTGAATTTTTATTCACTTAATAAATAATTTTTATATTATTGTTAATAAAACTATATAGAATGGAAAACATGCAAACACCAGAAATTTCACCTAACATATCTTACGATATTGTAGAATTACCATCTAAAGGTATTTTTTACGCTAATAATAAAAAAACTTTAAAGGTAGCTTATTTAACAGCAGCTGATGAAAATATTTTAACATCACCTAGTCTATCCCAATCAGGTGAGTTAATGGATACGCTATTAAAGGCAAAAGTTTTAGATAAAGATGTTGATGTAATGAATTTAGCTGAATGTGATAAACAAGCTATTTTTGTTTTTCTAAGAAATACAGGTTTTGGTCCAGAATATAGATTTAAATTAACAGACCCAAAAACAGGTAAAGAGTTTGAACACGTTGAAGACTTATCTGTTTTAAAAACTAAAGAAGTTACTGTAGAACCAGACAAAGACGGTTTATTTGAATATAAACTACCAGTTTCAGGTAAGGTTTGTAAATTAAGATTATTGACACCACAAGATAAATTAGAATTATCAGAGTTAGAAAAAAGTTATGAAGGTATGAAAGTAAAACCTATGGCTACTAAACGTTTGGAAAAAAGTATTGTAGAAATTAGTGGTGAAAAAGACCCAATGACTATATCTAGCACAATCCATACTTTACCTTTAAGAGACGCTCAAGAAATTAAAAAGTTTTTAACTTCTGTAGAACCAGGTTTAGATGTTAGTAAAGTAGCTATCGCACCTTCTGGTGAAAAAATAACATACAATATTAATTTCGGTTTGAACTTTTTTCGTCCTTTCTTCGGGCTATAGGTATGCCCTGTTGGGAGAGATTTACTACTTAACAAAAAACTTTAATTTTACTAGAGAAGATATTTTAAATATGCCAATATTTGAAAGGAGATTTTATTTAGATAAATTTGTAGAAGAAATAGAGAAAAGAAATAAAGAAATCGAACAAGCTCGTAATAAAAGCAGAAGGTAAATATTTATAGTTTAAAGGACTATATGTTTAATACAAGTAAACAACTTCATATTGAGGGGTTTCTATCACACGGTAAACCCTATTTAGCCTCACATCCAGAATTAGGTGTACCCTTAGGTATTTTTAACACAGTAGATGAACCAAATTATACTGCTAGGGTAAAATCCATTAAAAAATTAGGACCTAAAGGTAATATAGTTTCATTAGAATTAGCAAAAAAATTAGGAATAAAAAATCCATTACCATCATACCAAGTAATCTTAAAAGATGAAAGTGGTGGTGACGTTACAGTAACTCAGTCTAGTTTTGATAGAGCGGTAGCAGATTACTTAAGAAGAAAGGGTATTGATACTGATGACCCTGGAAGGTCAGACTACAATGATTTTTCTACAACATCTACCGAACTGGGTAAAATGTTAAAAGAACTATCACAAGCCAGAAGTCAAGCTGATTTAACTTTAGGTGAGTCTATGCAGATGATGCAAAACATGACTGACTTAATTGCTCAAGGGGCCCAGGGTGAGTTTAAAAGTACTGAAGCTTTAGGTACATACTTGGATATTATATCTTTAACCGACCAAATGCGTAAAGATATAATAAACACTATGGGGATGGATGAAGTCTTCATGGATGATATTATAAAAACTGTAACCGATGCTTCAGCGGACTTTATGGGTTGGGCTTTAACCGCTAACGACGCTATGAAGATGTTAAAAGAAACAGCCGAAGATACCGGTAGGGCTTTTATATTACCAAAAGAAGCTATAGTCGGTGCAGCAAAACTAGAAGAAATATACGACATTGATATGTCAAATACTATAGCACAGTTTGATAGAATTGGTATCGGTTCCAAAGAAGCTGTAGAAATTACTAAAGACGCTATAGCTACAGCTGGTAGATTTGGTGCTGTAGTTTCAAAATTCTTACCACAAGTAGAAGCTAACATAGATAAGATAAACACTTACGGTTTTCAAAACGGTGTAAACGGTTTATCTGAAATGGTAGCTAAAGCTCAAGTATTGGGTTATAATTTCGAAAACGCGTTACAGATGGCAGACAAAGCTTTTACACCTGAAGGTGCGATTGAAATGGCTTCAAAATTACAAATGATTGGTGGTGCCGCTAGTGAACTATTAGACCCATTCCAGTTAATGTATATGGCTCAAAATGATGTCGAGGGTCTACAGGATGCTATTGTAAAAACAGCAGAAAGTGCGGTAACCTTTAATAAAGAAACGGGTGAGTTTGGTATATCACCAGGGGAAAGAATGAGGTTAAAATCTATAGCTGAAGCTACAGGTCAAGATTATAATAATCTTGCAGAAACAGCAATTAAAGCCGCTAAAAGAACACAAGCAATTGGTAAATTAGGTGGTATACCAGAACTTAGTCAAGAGGATAAAGAATTAATAGCTTCTATGGCTGACATTAATCCTGACGGTACGTTTTCGTTAACTCTTGGTGATAAAGAATTATCTTTTGATGAATTAGGTGAGGTTTTTGCGAAAGATGGTGGAGAACTACTAGCAAAAATACAAAAACAATCCCAAAAGGATACAATGAACCTAGAAGATGTTAACAAGGCCCAACTTTCGGTACAAGAGGGTATGGCAGCAAATACAGCTATAATACAAAATTTAATGACACAAGCTGCAGCATCTGGATTATTAGGTACTACAGCTAAAGATTTTGCTGGTGAACTAGCTCAATCTGGATTAGGTAATTTTTTACTTGGTGAAGGTTTAGGTGGGGTTACCGCAGGAACTGGAGCGACTGGTAATAATTTAGTGGACATAATGGGTGATTTTGGTGAATTTATCCCAAATTTCTTAGATAGAGTTCCAGGTATGTCTGGTAGTCCAGTATCACCAGCTCTTGATGAATCTATGAGAAATACAGAAAGAGGTAGTTCTACTGGTGGGGCGGCCACAGGTGGAGCTTATCCAGGGTATGACCCTAATATGATAAATAGTTATTTAGAAAACACACCAGAAGGACAAAACGTTATATCTAATTATATAAACAACAGTACTACTGGTGGTGGGGGTAACACGGTTAACGTCGTATTCAACCCTTTAGAAATTATGTATGATGGTAATACAATAAGACTAACACCAAAACAAATAATGTCAGCACTAGACCCAACAGTAATACAGGCTATAGGTACTAGTCTAGCTGGTTTAAATGTTACTACACCATCATAATTAAAATTATAACCTAATCTATTTATATTAAAAGAATAAAATATGTCAGTAGGTAAAAATACAGGAATCACATACCCATTTGCTCAAGGAGATTTTAATATTTCTGTTTTAAGTACGCAAAAACTTAGAGAAGCTTTACTTGCTAGAAATCTCGATGGTTCTTATTTAAATAGAGGAAACCCAATTCCACCAAACGGTGACCAACAACCAGGTAGTGTAGTTGTGTCATCACAAAATTGGGTTTCTGTTAAAGATTCCCCAATACCTGAAGATGTTAATGATATGAACGGAATTCCTTTAAAGGAAACACAGTTCTTAGTAAACAAATATGGGCCACAAAGTGGCTACGGAGACCCACTATCAATAAACGTGGTTAATTTAGTTACCGAAGCTCAACTACAATACATAAGTCCTAACACACTACAACCACAAGGGTTTGTTCCAGGGCTATCTTTTGATTCTTTTAGATATTCCGATTACACAGCTATTGAAATAATGCAATCCGTTAATAGTAATAATGGACAATTAGTGACCTTAAATTCTATGGTTTTGGATGACTCTATGTTGATAAAGTCTTCATTTCCATATTTAAAAGATAATTTAGGTTTTAATCTAGCTAAGTTTGATTTTAATATAAGTGAAAATGGTGACGCTACTCTAAATATAACAACATCACCTGGGTCAATAATACCACCAAAGTCAGACTACCTATCTAGATTAGAAGGTGTATACTCTATACAATCACCAATACCAGGATTTTATACTACACCAGCCATGCCTTTAAATATTAATAGTATTGTTGGTCAAGGAGCTAATAATATTTCACAAGATGACTTTTTTACACAAGCGGGTAATATTTTAAATGGTATATGGAATGGTATAACAGGGTCTAACCCATTACCTAACACACCATCTAGTGTACCTTCACCATCTGACAAGTTTATAGAATTTATGGGGAAAGACCAACAGTCTCAGTTATTTAATAATCTTAACTACAATATATTTAGACCTGATTACACTAGAGTACAGGTAGACCCATCGGTAAAAGCACCAATAGCTCACTATTATGTGGGTAGTAAAAATACAGAACCTAGTCTAATACAGTCACCTATAGAAGCTACACCTAAAGATGTTTTTGGTAGAGAAATTAGAGCTTTAGTTTATGGTCCTTCCGAAGTTTATAAAGAGTTTGATAATGTGGAAGGTAGAGCTTTATGGAGATACTACCAAATAGGGCCTTTAGGGAAAGCATTAACAGATGGTGGTACCATAGAGGGTGGATTCACTTGGTACGGAAGAAATTCAATATCTTCAGGTGAACAATCAATGCAATTCTACTCAACAAGGTCAGATTTAAAACCTAAGAAAAAGGGGGGATTATTAGACTACACCCAAAATCTTATGGATTCTGCACCGGCTTACGGTGGGGCAAAATGGAAACATGCTGGTAACGCGATAGACCAAGTTTCTAAGGTATTTAATGATGGATATAAAAACATATCTAAAGGTTCTAGAGTAACTTCATTTACACCAGGTGAGGTAGTTTGGAATTGTGTGGAATATTGTAGAGCTTGGACTAAAGATAGAACATATTCCACATATAGTAATTTAGTTAGGTCTGAAGGTAATCAATGGAAAAATACAAATTCTATATTAGATTCTACATTTAATTTAAATATAGCACCAACAAATAGAGATGGTGGTAAATCTACAAGTATGCCTGAAGGTACTAAAGTTAAAAAATATATGTTCTCTATTGAAAATTTATCATGGAGAGGTACCGGAGAACAAAGCAATTTACCAGCTTCAGAAAAAGGACCAAACGGTGGTAGAATAATGTGGTTTCCACCATATGATATACAAGTAGGGGATACAAACTCTGCTAGTTGGAGTAGTACTAATTTTTTAGGTAGACCGGAACCTATATACACATACAACCACACAGAAAGGTTAGGTACGTTATCTTGGAAGATAGTTGTTGACCATCCATCAACACTAAACGCTATAGTGGATATGCAGTTAAAAGGTATGAGTGATGCGGAGGCAGATGCTGTATTGGAAGCTTTTTTTGCTGGATGTAGAAAATTTGACATATACCAACTAGCACAACAATACCCGAATATAGGTTTAGATGTACTTAACGCTTTACAGACAGCTGTAGTAGGTGGGTCCCAAGAGGTTACCAATGATGTACATAATGACGCTGAGGATACTGTTTTAAATAATTTATCAGAAGAACAAGATATGGGTGGTCATTTAACTACAGAAGAAGCACAGAATATAGAAAATAATCAAGAGACTGATGCTGAAAATGCTCAAATTAATGTTGATAATGTAGACCAAGGTACAGTTACTGGTGGATTTAGAATTGGAGCACAAGATAAAAGAAATACCATAACTAGTGTTATTAGAAAATTGTTAGGTGAAGCAAACTACTTTACCTTTTTAAGAGAACAATACCCCTTTGTATACCAGTCACTAAGAGATAATTTGAAATTTTTTCACCCAGCTTTTCATTCTATGACACCAGAAGGACTTAACTCTAGATTAACTTTTATGTTACAATGTGTAAGACCAGGTAAAACAATACCTACTGTGACAGAACAAGGGACTAGTGTTGTAGATGCTGATAACACAGCTTTTGGACCACCACCGGTATGTGTGTTAAGAATAGGTGATTTTTACCATTCTAAAGTTGTATTTGATTCTGTTAGTTATTCTTATGATGAAAATCTTTTAGACTTAAACCCAGAAGGTGTGGGGGTACAACCAATGATTGTTAGTGTACAAACTAACTTTAAATTTATTGGTGGACAAAGTCTTGAAGGTCCAGTTAGTAAATTACAAAACGCTTTATCGTTTAGTTACTTTGCGAATACAGAACTTTACGATGAAAGAGCTCAACCTCAAACTATACCAGAGGCTACAATGTCACTAGACCAAATAGCTGATAATTTCGTTAACTTCTTTAAAAAACCAGAAGGACCAACAGTAACCTCTGAGGGGGATACTGAAGGAGGTGGTGAAGGACATCTAGAAACAGAATAATGGCACTTACAGGAGAATCAAAATATAAAGTACTTTATAATAATTTTTTAACTAGCTCAAAAAATTACAGTGAATTTTTAAATACTAGTTTTATAGATTTATACAATCAACAAGGACATGGTGTTTTAGAAGAAACTTTTAGATATGTAAGTTATGAATGGGGCAATATAATGAATAGGAGTATAAACCTAGTAGGTTTTCCACAGGATTCTTTAAAAAGGTTAGATGAAAAATATGTGGAATTAAAAAACTCTATAACAGCTGAAACAACAGGTATACAACAAGAACTACCTTTTGGAAGTAGTGATTTAGACAGAGAATATGTTAAAAAAGTTTTATTAAAACATTCTAAAAGTTCTTGGAAAGAGTTAAGAACTTTATTAGTTGAGTTTTTAGTAGAATTAAGAGATAGACAATTAGATTTATCTAAAAATATAGACAAACTTAATTTAGTTTTTGCAAATGTTGGTGGGTATCTAACTGGTAGTTCTAATAATGGTTTGGTAAGTTATACTTTAACCACAGGAACTAGCACCACTAACTTATTAAGTGATGTTTCCGCAACAACAAATACTATAGGTAATTTTTGTTCTTATATGTTTGGTTCTGTAACACCAGAATACACAAATAAGTTAACCTACCCAAACGAATACTTATTCTTTATGGATAAATTAATGACTGACGAAATTATTAGATATATGGATTCCCATGTTAGATATAGTTATGCTGAAAATTTAATTTTTTATAGAAATAATGAATTAATAAAAGAGTTAACCAAAGTAAAAAGAAAATATAGTGATGGGGTAAAAAAAGAAATATCAGAAAAATTTAGAATAAATTTATTAAAATTTTCGATAACACTTTTAAATTACGATACAAAAAAATACGAAAAACATTTTGGTAAAACAGAAATTCCAGAACAATTAGAAAAAGTTAAATCTATACCTAAAGCTGTAGATAACTTCGAAGTTACCTTTACACAAAGTAATAGTGAGTTATCATTAGTTAGAAGGTTTTTCGATTCTACAATTATGGGTACCAATAATAGTAGTTATAACCTAAAAATAAGAAAAAATATAAGTATTACGTAAAATGTCATATTATAACAGATATAAAGATTTTGAGGTTAATGGACAATCGAGAACCGTACCGTTGATAAACATACCTAAAAAAAGTTCAGATAAATACCTAGTCTATAAAGTAGGACGAAGCAGACTAGATAAAATATCTCAACAAATATACAACACACCTTATTTTGGTTGGTTAATATTACAAGCAAATCCAGAATATGGTGGACAAGAATGGAATATAACTGACGGTAGAATAATTAGAGTACCTTTCCCACTAACAGTTAGTTTACAAGACTACAAAAGTGAATTAGATAAACATTTCTTATATTATGGCAGATGATATTCTTAACGCTAGTGAAAGTGTTTATACAAAACAAGTTTGTGATAATCTAATTCTAATAGACCCTAATAAGATACAGAGTGCTGACGGACAAAGTATTGAAGATAGACTAGTTAGACACGAAGACTTAGTTATATATGTAAATTTAACAGCTAGAGTAATACCTAGGTCTAAACTAATTCAAGGTAAGGGGGCTTCTGATAGTGGAGTTAAGGTTGATTTATTTGATGGTGAAATAAACTTTTTAAAACCTAAAAATAAAAAATCTTTAGATAGTGATTGGACAGACGCGTTTACCGACCCATCGGTAAATAAAATAGTACGTACCGAAGATACTAACGAACAAGGACAAACTTTTTTTACTAAAAGTATAGAAAATAAAAGTGATTTTCAGGGTTTTGGTATAACAAACATAGATATAAAAATAAGTTCTTCATTTGTCCCACAAGTTACTATAAATTTTACTGACGTTAGAGGTAAAACTTTATTTGAACAAGCAGAGACAAACACACCTTACACAGCATTTTTTCACTTACCCTATCCACAATTTGAGTTAACCGTAAAGGGTTACTACGGTAAAGCTGTAAAGTATCAATTAGCTATGACAAACTTCCAAGCTAATTTTGATAGTAATTCTGGTGACTATAATGTTACAGGTACTTTTATCGGTAATCACATAGCTTTATTAAATGATATTAATCTACAACAAGCTATGTTAGCTCCTTACCTATACCCAGTAGTTAAACAATCAAACAATGAAGAAACACCTAAAGGATTAGGTAGAAAAATTATGGATGATGTTTATGGGATATATAAAAAAAAGAAATTAATACCACAAGATTTTCCACACCTCACAATTTTTGAATTGATAGGTAAGGTTGAGGGTTTTACCGATAACCTTAAAAAAAACTTTAGTAAAGCAGACTTAAGATTTAGTAATGACCAAAAAACATATCAAGAACACTTAAAAAATTTTTGGAACGCTATAAGAGGTACTAATGGTTGGATGGAAAACTTTATAGATGAAAGTCGTGAAGAATTATTAGATATGACATTGGGTTCTACTGGTAATCCAGATAGTGATGATAAAAAAGTAGTAGCTCACGCTTTTAGACTTAAAGAAATCACAGATGAATACATTAGTAATGCTGAATCTAAATTAAAATATATAATAGAGGGTTACAAAAAACAATTGGGGGATAATGTTACTTTTGGTTTAACTGGAAAAGAGGCTGTAAATTTAATTAAAGATTTTACTGTAGAAAACCAAAGAGCTGTAAATACAAATTCTAACGATATTAGTAAATTAAAACCAGACTCCAAAGGTTGGTACGTTTTATTTGATTCACCAAAAAGTTTTGGGGGTGTTTATGGTAGAGTATTGGAAGAATTTGAAAAAAATTATAAAAAAGCACAAACTGAAGCTAGTGATAAACTAAAAACAGTATTCCAACAAAGTCTATCATTTTACCCATCAATTAGGAATTTAATGAGTGTTGTTATTGCAGGTGTTGACACCTATTTAAGGTTGATGGATAGAGTTCATACAAAGGCGTTTGAACAGAGAACAACACCAGAAAGGGTAAAGTCCGTAATAACAAATAAGAAAGGATATGAAGATAGTGTTAAGGGTGGTAAGGAGGTTTTTCCTTGGCCACAATACTATCAATATGACGACAATGAAAATAGATATGTTTTACAATATCCAGGAGCTGCCGGTAGTCTTTCAGAAACTAACGCACAAAATGCTTTATGGTGGCCTGAAGTAGAGTTCATAGAAGAATATACAAAAGCAATTCACTCCAGAGTCAACCAAGTACCATTTCAATCTGATAATGAAGTAAGGTATACTGGACAAATAGCTTTATCTGTAAGACAATTTCCTTTTATAGAAAAGGCTTATAGTTACACTGTTAAAAATAGTATATTATGGGAAATATTAGATAGGGCAAGTGACTTCACTAATTATGTGGGTATTACAGGTTATAAATCTAAACCATCACAAATTGTTGATACATTATTAGAAGCTGCACAAAATGATGCTAAAAATTTAATGGTGGCTATTGAAAGTGATTTTAATTTACAAGAATTTTTTAAAGATAATAACATAGACTATAATTCTTTAATAAATATTTTATCAGAAGACTCACAGGATAAATTTTTATTATGGGAAAATGGACATATTAACACCCCATATCTAAGTAGTTTTAATTCAAAACCAAACGACATAATTGACACATCTTATGGGTTGTACCCGGAATCTAGTGTTGTTGAAATATTTACTGAAAATGGTAGTTATGTAAAGTATCAAAAACTTTTTCTAGAAAGTAAAAAAACACAAGATTGGTGGTTTGATTTTTATCCATTTAATATTGGTAATTTAACTAGTTTAAGGAGCAAATTGTCTGATTCAGCCAATGTAACCGCTGAAAAATTCTTTGAAATAGATGTTTTACAAATAGACACACAAACAAATGTTTATGCGACAAGAGCAATTGGAGACGACGTTGGATTTCGTAAATCATGTCAATATTATACTAATTTAAATTGGGATGTAGATACTGTTTATGGTAGTTTGTTAGAGGTTGTTGAGGGTGATTGGGATTATGTTAGTACATTTACCACTTTTGATAACTGGGAACAATACTACACAACTAAAGAACCTACCATTGAATTACAAAGTACTACTGACGGTATAAACTATACCTCAAACTCATTTTCATCACAAATAGTTTCTATGATGAATACACCTTGGTTTGCTAATGCAATATATAAAGCTTTTACAGAAGAACAAATTGGTAACCCAGAACCCTACAAAGATGCGGCATACCTCTTTTTAAATTCTCTACCAGTTACTAGTACATTAGAAAAAGTAATAACAGAATACCAAGGTAAACACCAATATGGAGCTTATGTAGCTCAAGCTATAAAACAATTAGCTGGTTATCATGAACTACCATATTCGTTTATTTTAAAAATAGGTTCCATATGGCATGAATATAAAAATGGTCCTATAGCTCCTGAAAATAGTACATTTTGTGGATTAGGTGGTGGTGATGGTGGTGGAACCGGAATAGATGGTAATATTAGGTGTAATGAGTGGTATGCGGACCCATCATTTGCAAATGGTATGGGTTGGTATGATTGGTCATATAATGGTAATATATTACCAGGTTTAAATACTGAAGAAATAACCTTAGGTTTTTGGCCTAGACTAATAAATGCTGTACATACAATTGTTACTGATAAAACTATACTACCTAGTGTTGGTAGTTGGGTACCAGGTTCAACTAATGTAAATAATATGTTTACAGGTATAGTAGCTGGTGGTATGGAACTTGAAAAAGAAGAAGATTTAACCTTTTCTAAAAACGGTATAGAATATAATTTTTATTCCACTTTTATAGACTCCACTAATGTGGGTACACAAGGAATTACAGAAATAGACCCAGCTACAGACCCATATTATATATTATATCCTTCAGCTGGTGCTTTAGTTAATACCGATTTAAGTTTCATGGAGGACAATATAAATACAGCTGGTTTTGATGGTAGTGCAAGATTTTTATGGGGTGGAGCTGGTTATGGGGCGTTTGATGTTACACAACCAGGAAGTATACCATTACAATATGGTGGGTTATATGGGAGAGTACCTAGCAGTAATTACTTTAAAAGAATAGACACCACCCAACCAAATCAACAAGCTTGGAATATTAACAATACTGATAATACAACCACCAATTATGATGATATCACAGAAATACTTTCTATTTTTCCTGAACAGGTTTTAAATGAGTTTGAAACACAATTTTTAAATTTTTGTGAACCAACAAATCCAAACGCTACAGTAGTAGAAGGTGAGTTTACAACCTTTAAATCTATATTTAAAAAATTAATGGTTGTAGATAAAAATAGTATAGACGCTGAGGTAGATATTGACGCCAGACCAAACGGTAATTTAACACATAAAACTATAGATATTGCTAAAACACAGTATAAAAATTTCTTAACTATAAGTAGAATATTTTTAAAACAAAAAGTAATATATAAACATGGTTCTGTTAATGGTTGGGATATTGTTGTAAGTCCTACAGGACCTGGTGGTCCTAAAATATCTACAAAACAATTAATGTATTATATATTAGATAAAGCACCTTTAATTCCAGTAATGGAGTTGAAAAGTTATGACGCATCACTATATCCGGGTGGTACCCCTGATATTACCTTTACGTTTATTATTAGTCGAACTGTTTTACCTAAAAGAGATGTGGGTATTGATATTGCACACAATAACGCTACAGCTATATGTTTTGACTTCTTTAAAAACTTCAATATCTCACCAACCCTAGCACGACAATTCGCACCAATACTTAAACAATATCTAACAGAAACTTTACGTACAAACCCAACAGCGGTTAACGGATTGTCAAAATCAGAATTTTCTAACAGATTAAATACCTATTTAGATAATCTTATAAGTTATGATAAATACTATGTTAATGAATTATTCAAACAGGTAGCAAAACTAGACCCAACAAAAGGATTAAATAATTCTAATAATAATGATGGTGGTAAAGATGATGGTAGACCTAAAATTGTTGCGGACAATCTTAAATTAGAGTTATACCAAGTATTTAAAACATTTAACGATAAATGGATATCAGGTACTCAAGTTCAAGGAGAAGATTTGAATGCACCAACACCAACAAACTCTAAGGCTCTACCTTCTTATAATACACAATTTGAAAAATTTATGTTCTTAGATAGGGGTAATATAGATATTGGTAATGACGCGGTTATAGACATATACCAATTTTTAGGGTTAGATACGCCATTTACAGATAACCCATCTACGTCAGTTAAACAAACTATAGGTGGTTTTGTAAGTACTTTGTGTGCTAAAAACTTTTTTAATTTTATACCCCTACCTTCTTATGTTAATTTTTATAATATGGAGGAACACGACACACAGGGTCAAGGTAACGCTATGTTTGGTGCTTTTAAAACAGTTGACTATACATTATCATCACCTAAATATCTCTGTCAATATGTAGGACCACCATCAACCAGTCTAGATGTGAAAACATCAACCTACGGTTATAATAATGATACCTTTGTGTTAAATAGGGTAAGTCCAAACCCACTATGTCAACCAATACCACAAGGGCAAGAAGAAAAAGATTTAAATAATAAGGTTGTAGCCTTCGCTGTAGATTTTGGTATACCAAATCAACAAATTTTTGAAAGTATTGGGTTAGACCAGTCAGAATTTCCAAACACAAGTGAATCTTTTAGAATTTTAGAAGATATGGGTAAGGTGGCCAGTGGGTCCAAAGTTTCCACTAATTCACTAAATTTATTTAACCTATATAAATCTAGGTCTTATAAATGTCAAGTAACTTCTATGGGTAACGCTTTAATACAACCAACAACATACTTTCAACTAAGATATTTACCTATGTTTAGTGGCCCATATTTGATAATGGATGTAAACCATACTATTACACCTAATGATATGTCAACAACTTTTAATGGTGTTAGAGTGGGAATACCTAGTCTACCTAAAATAACAGATTTAATATCCTCAATACAAGAAACATTACTTAAAAGTATGGATAGTGATTTAGAGGAAACACCAGTATCTAGTACAACACCACACCTAGACCCACACAATTTAACAGTACCTGAAGAGTTAACAATTAGTGATGATGATATAAGTACTTTAACTTTTGCTGTAGTAGACCCTGTAGACCTAAGTAAAATAGTAACACCAACAGAAGCCCAATCATTCTGGGTACAAAGAGACATTGTTGATGAGTCAACGGGTGCGGTTATTGGTCAAAGACCACACAAAGGAATAGATTATTCACCTAAATCAGAATTTAGAGGTACAGACATAGACTTATTATCACCAATAACGGGTATAATAACAGGTAAAATTAGTGGGTGTAAACCTGGTTCTAGTGCAACAGCAAAAAAATGTGGTGGAGGTTATGGAAATCATATAGTTATCGAAAAAATTCTCATCAAACCAACTGATTTATCGGCATATGTTGCGGGAGCGGTTACTCGATATAAATTTATATTAGCTCATATAAAAGAAGAAACTATAACAAATAGTGGTGTAAATTCGAGTATTAATAAAAATACTAAAATAGGTGTTATGGGTACTACTGGATATTCTACTGGTGTTCACTTACATTATGAAATAATAAAGTATCAGTTAAATGAAAATCTTAAAGAAATTAAGTCATATCTAAACCCTAATAGTTTTAGTAGTGACTATCTTGGAAATGAACAAAGTGTTTAAATATAGAGTATAAAAGATTTTATTTATATTAACAATATTTATATAATAAAGAATATTATGATAACAGACAATTTAAGACAAAAATTAGGTAATTTTTTAGGTAAAAATACAAACAATATAGTTGAAAATGGTAACTCACCTGAAGGTCAAGAAGTTTGTGATTTAGATACTGGAATTTGTTACACTATAAGAAGTAGAGATGGTTTAATTGAGAGAGTAGAAAACGAAATTAGAGTAAATAGAAAAGTAAAAGTTGAATCCCCTAACGGTCAAGTAAAACAATTATTAAATGGATAATTTAGAAAAAAAATTATTAAATGAGTTAAAAAGATTTAATCAAATTGGTTATAATTCTCAAAATCTTAGTGAACAAAACTTGGGTGGTTTTGGTAATTTAGGTATGGGAAGTCATGTTGAAAGAATATTAGGTAAAACAGAATTAGGTGAACAGGAAGATGTTGAAGCTGATGTTGAAACTGAAGATGATGAAGATACTACTAGTTTTGATGAATTAGGTTTAGGTGACGCTGAAGTTGAGATGGAAACAGGTGACGCCCCAACAGACGAGAATATTCCAGCAGCACCACCTACTCCACCAGCAGCACCAACTACACTACCAACTACACCTCCACCAGCAATACCAGGAGCTCCAGAAAAAGAAGATGAAAATACTACAGAAGTTGAGGTTACTGATTTAGTTAGTAATCAAGAAACTTTGGAAAAAAATACATCAGAAACTAATGATAAGTTAGAATCCTTAATGTCTATGTTAGATGGTATGGAAGAAAAATTAACAGGAATGGACCAACTAATGAATCAAATTAGTAGTCTAGAACAAAAAATAGAAAAGTATAGACCAAAAAGTGAAGAAGAAAAGTTAGATTTAAGAAAACAGGATTCTGGACCTTTTGACCAATCACTATCTGATTTTTGGAATGATAACCAAGACAAATATAAAGAACAAGGTAAAGAAGAATACATATTAACACCTGAAGACGTTGATAATTATTCTGAAACAGAGATACAAAAAAGTTTTAACGTTTGACCCTATAAAAAAAATAGTATATATTTAAAGCCCTAACAAAGGGCTTTTTTTATGGAATTATTTATACCCATATAATTGACAACCCGGAATAAGTTAGTTACCTTTATTAAAGAAATTAATTATTAAAAAAAAATATAAATTATGAGTTCATTAGACGCTGTATTAGCCCAATACGAAAAAAACAAACAGGCAACATCTTCAAAACCAAGAATGTCAGACGAAGACAGATTAAAACAATATTTTACCGTAGCACTACCTAAAGGTGTTAAATCAGGTGAAAAAAGAATTAGAATTCTACCTACCACAGATGGTAGTTCACCATTTAAAGAAGTGTTTTTTCACAACACACAAGTACAAGGTAGATGGATGAAAATTTATGACCCAGGAAAAGATTCTTCTGGAAAACCAACAGGTGAAAGAAGCCCATTAAATGAAGTGGAAGAAGCACTTAAATTAGCTGGTGACGAACAATCAAAAGAATTAGCAAGACAGTATCGTTCACAAAAATTTTACATAGTAAAAGTTATTGATAGAGATAAGGAGGAAGATGGTGTAAAATTTTGGAGATTTAAACATAATTGGAAAGGTGACGGACCAATCGATAAAATTATTCCTATTTGGAGAAATAAAGGTGATATTACAGATGTTAATGAGGGTAGAGATTTAATTCTTATTTTACAAGCTGTTCCATTACCAGGAGGAAGAGGGGAATATACAACAGTATCTTCGGTAATGTATGAAGACCCAGGTAAGTTAACAGAAGATAACGCTAAGGGTACAGAATGGACTTCTGATGAAAGAACTTGGAAAGATGTTTATTCACAAAAACCTGTTGAGTACCTAGAGGCAATCTCTAAAGGGTTAGACCCAGTTTGGGATAGTGAATTAAAAAAATACACTTACGATGACCCAAACGCTAAAACAAATAGTACTGTGGATATGAGTAGTACAAATACAACTACAGACCCACAAGCAAACCAACAAGCAGACGAAGATTTACCGTTTTAAAAAATATATAAATGGCATTAAAGAAAAGAAGTTTTTCAGACATAAAGAGTAAATTCTCTAAAAAGGCTAAATTTAAATCAGACAAATTTTTTGACCTAGGACCAGCATTCCTTGACGCAACGGGAATACCTGGTCCAGCTATGGGCCATTTACAAATGTTTTTAGGTCATTCAGATACCGGTAAGACTACAGCACTTATTAAAACAGCTGTTGATGCACAGAAAAAAGGTGTATTACCAGTAATAATAATAACTGAACAGAAGTGGGGATTTAATTACGCTAAGTTATTAGGTTTTGATTGTGAGGAAGTGGTGGATGAAAGTACAGGTGAAATAGACTGGGAAGGATTTTTTCTATTCAATAACGACTTTGAATATATAGAACAAATTACAGATTATATAAATTCTTTATTAGACGCTCAAGAAAAAGGTGAACTAGACTACGACTTATTATTTTTATGGGATTCCGTAGGTTCAATACCATGTAAAATGACATTTGATGGAAAAGGTGGTAAAATGCACAACGCGGCCGTATTTGCGGACAAGATTGGTATGGGAATCAACCAAAGGATTGGTAAATCTAGAAGAGAAGACTCAAAATATACAAATACACTAGTAGTGGTAAATCAACCATGGGTAGAATTACCAGATAACCCTTTTGGTCAACCTAAAATTAAAGCAAAAGGGGGTGAAGCTTTGTGGTTAAATTCTACATTAGTATTTAGGTTTGGAAATCAAAAAAATGCTGGAACAACAAATATTTCAGCTGTTAAAGAAAAAAGAAAAGTTAAATTTGCAACTAGAACAAAAATAACAATTATGAAAAATCATGTTAATGGTTTAGGTTATGAGGATGGTAAAATTTTAATAACACCTCACGGTTTTTTAGCTGGCAAAGAAACTTCGGAAGAAAAGAAATCAATAGAAAAATATAAACAAGAATACGCTACCTTTTGGTCTGAACAACTAGGTGTTGGTGGTGAATTCGATACAAAAGAAGAAAAAGAAAATGAATAATATAGGTTTAGGTAAAAAAGTTAAAGTACATTATGTAGGTACATTAAAAGATGGTTCTGAATTTGACAATTCTATAAAAAGAAAAGAACCTTTAGAGTTTACAACTGGTAATGGTATAGTTTTAAAAGATTTTGAAAATACTGTAAGAACTATGTCTGTTGGTGATAAAAAAAAGATACATATTCCAGTTAAAGACGCGTACGGTGAATACTTAGAAGAAGCTGTACTAAAAACACCAAGAAATGAATTCCCAAAAGACTTTAGATTTATTATTGATGAAAGAATAAAGGGGAATACTAAAAGTGGTAAACCAGCTACAGCTACAATATTAGAAGTTACTAAAACAGAGGTAACTTTAGATATGAATCACCCACTAGCTGGTAAAGATTTAAATTTTGAAATAGAACTTTTAGAAGTAGAAAAATAGTGTTTAACCTTTAATTATAAAAAAGTGACTAAAACTCTTCTTGTTGACGGAAACTCATTACTACAATTAGGATTTCACGGACTAAAAAATTTCCAAAATAAAGACACTAATCTAGGTGCCGTATTTTATTTTCTTAATACAATAAAAAAATTAATAACAGAATATAATTTTAATAAAATTGTTGTTGCTTGGGATGGTAAAAAAAACTATGAAAGTAGAAGAAAGTTATATCCACAATATAAAGCTAAAAGAATTAATAAAAGATTAACTGACGAAAAACGTGAATCTTTATACTTACAAAAAGTAAGAGTACAACAATACTTAGAAGAAATTTTTATTAGACAGTGTGAATTTGAAGGTCATGAAGCCGACGACTGTATAGCTTTTTACAGTTCACAAAATACTAAAGAAAAAATTACAATATTATCTAACGATAGAGATTTAACCCAACTAGTATCCACAAACACAAATTTAAAACTACTAAACAATTTAGAAATAGTTAAAAAAGGTGATAAGATTAAATTTGAAAAACATATAGTTCCTGTAGAAAATATAAAATTAATTAAAATTATATGTGGGGACTCATCTGACGATATAAGTGGTATTAAAAATGTTGGTATAAAAACATTAATTAATTTAGTACCTGAAATAAAAAATAAAAAAATAGAACTTAAAGAGTTTTTATCGATTTGTAAAAATAAATACGAAAAAGGAGATAAAAATTTTAGACTAAAAAATATTGTAAAAGGTATAACAAAAGAAGGAGAATTAGGCGAAGATTTTTTTGTTAGAAATACATTTTTAGTTGATTTGGGAACATCGTTGTTACCAAAAAAAGAACAAATAGAAATTAAACAATTAATAAATGAAAACATGGACCCAGAAGGGCGTTCATATAAAAATCTATTAAGGATGATGATGGAAGATGGTTTATTTAATTTTATTGGAAATTCTGATGAATCTTTCTTAAATTTTACTAAACCATTTTTAACTTTAACTAGAATAGAAAAAAATAAATTTAAAAAAATTTTATAAAATGAAACAATTTGAAGAAAAAGAAAAGTTTGAATTCGTATTATCTATAAATGATAATATTATATGTCAAAGATTTTTTACAGTTAGAAACCATAACCCTAAAACAACTCGTTCCGTTGACCTGTATGAAAGTGTTAAATACATAAAAACAATCATAAACGAACAATTAATCTCAAAAACTATAGATGTTATTGATGAATTTTTTAAAGAAGATGTGTCAAAATTACAGGAAGAAAATGAAGTTTTTACGATAACGATTAAAAAAGGAAACTATGTAATAATGGAAAGAATATTCTCTGCCAACCTTTATCCACCAAGAGTAAGATACTCCGTAGATATAAGACCACAAATTTCTTATATATTAAGAGAGTTAACTGACGTTTTGTCATTAAGAAATCCTGAGACTTACTACCTAGATAAGCAACTTTAATTAGTAATTTTAATATTTATTTCTAAACAACATTATATGACAAACACCGAGAATTTTGGATACCTAGGATATAACTTCCAACTAAAAATATTAAATCTAATTATAACAGATAAATTATTTGCACAATCTATAATTGATAGTATACAATCAAAATATTTTGATAACCAATACTTTAAATTAATTATGCAAATGATGAAAGAGTATTACGAAAAGTACCAGAGTATTCCATCTTTTGAAGGTATAGAACAATTAACACAATTAGAAATTTCTTCTGAAATGGCTAAAAAATGTGTTATTGATATGTTAAGGGACGTAAAGGAAGCTTCTTTTGAAGACCACTTATTTATAAAGGAAAAAACTATAAAATTTTGTAAACAACAAGAGTTAAAAAAAGCTATTAGAAAAGTAGAAACTATACTAGAAAAAGGTGAATTTGAAAGTTATGATAAGTGTGAGGAATATATAAGAGAAGCTATTAGTATTGGTGAGGGTGACGAAGGAACGGTAGAAGTATTTCAAAATCTAGAAGATGTTTTAAAAGATGATTATAGACACCCAATCCCTACTGGCATAGACGGCATCGACAATTTATTGAATGGTGGACTAGCAAAAGGTGAGTTAGGTGTTATATTAGCACCAACAGGTGTGGGTAAAACTACAATACTAACAAGATTCGCTAATACCGCTTTTAATATGGGATATAATGTCTTACAAATATTTTTTGAAGACAACCCTAAAATTATACAAAGAAAGCACTTTACTTGTTGGACTGGTATAGAACCACAAAAACTTAGTGAAAATAAAGAAAAAGTACTCTCTAAGGCTGATGAGATGAAAAAAAATGGAGGTAAACTAATATTAAAAAAGTTAGCTTCAGACGAGTTTACTATCGCACAAATAAAAAATCAAATTAGAAAAATAACTTCAGAGGGTGTAAATTTAGATATTGTAGTTTTAGATTACATAGATTGTGTAATCCCAGATAGAAGTTTTAATGATGAATGGAAAGGTGAAGGTTCTGTTATGAGAAAATATGAAGCTATGTGTCATGAGTTAAATCTAGTTGGTTGGACAGCAGCACAAGGTAATAGGTCTTCTATTTCTTCAGAAGTGGTTACTACAGACCAAATGGGTGGGTCTATAAAGAAAGCTCAAGTTGGACATGTCATAATTTCAGTGGCAAAAACATTACAACAAAAAGAACTTGGTTTAGCTACTATCGCTATAACTAAGTCTAGATTAGGTCAAGATGGTATTATATTTGAAAACTGTACATTTGACAATGCTACATTGGAAATTAATACCGAATCTACACAAACATTCTTAGGTTTTGAAGAGGACAAAACACAAAGAAATCGAAAAAGAGTTATGGACGCTCTAGAAAGAAGAGAAAAACTACTAAATAAATAAAATAAAAATAAAAAATATGGAAATTTCAAACAAAATTTTATCTGATATTACTGTCTACATGAAGTACGCAAAATATCTACCAGAACTAGAGAGACGAGAAACTTGGGAAGAGTTAGTTACTAGGAATAAAAATATGCACATTAAAAAATATCCACATCTAAAAGATGAAATAGAGGATAAGTATAAATTTGTGTACAATAAAAAAGTATTACCATCAATGAGGTCAATGCAATTTGGTGGAAAACCAATTGAGATATCTCCTAATAGAATATACAATTGTGCTTATATGCCTATTGACCATATCGATAGTTTTAGTGAGTGTATGTTCTTATTATTAGGTGGAACAGGTGTAGGATACTCTGTACAAAAACATCACGTTGCTAAATTACCAGTTATACAAAAGCCATATCCAAAAAGAAAACGAAGATTTTTAATTGGAGATTCTATTGAAGGTTGGGCAGATTCTATTAAAGTTCTTATGAAATCATATATGAATGGTGGGGGTTCAAGAATAGAATTTGATTATTCTGATATTAGAGCAAAAGGTGCAAGATTAATAACATCAGGAGGTAAAGCCCCAGGACCACAACCATTAAAAGAATGTTTAGTAAAAATTGAAGGTATATTATCTGGTAAAGAAAACGGAGACCAACTTACAACTATAGAAGTCCATGATATTGTATGTTATATAGCAGATGCTGTATTAGCGGGTGGTATTAGACGTGCAGCTTTAATTAGTTTATTTTCAGCTGATGATGACCTTATGATTGGTTGTAAAGCTGGTAATTGGTGGGAACTAAACCCCCAAAGAGGTAGAGCTAACAACTCCGCTGTATTAATGAGACATAAAATTACTAAAGAATTTTTTATGGACTTATGGAAAAGAGTTGAGTTATCTAATTCTGGTGAACCAGGAATCTATCTAAATAATGATAAAGATTGGGGAACTAATCCATGTTGTGAAATAGCTTTAAGACCGTACCAATTCTGTAACTTGTGTGAGGTAAATGTTTCAAATATAGAATCTCAAGAAGATTTAAACGAAAGAGTTAAAGTAGCTGCATTTATCGGAACACTTCAAGCTGGGTATACAGCATTCCACTATCTAAGAGATGTTTGGAGAGAAACCACTGAAAAAGATGCTCTTATAGGTGTGTCGATGACAGGTATTGGTTCTGGTAAGGTACTTAATTATGACACTAAAAAAGCTGCAAGTTTAGTAAAAAGAGAAAATACTAGAGTTTCTAAATTATTAGGTATAAATCCAGCAGCTAGAACAACAACTGTTAAACCCGCAGGAACAACCTCTTTAACTTTAGGTACATCATCAGGTATCCATGCTTGGCATAATGATTATTATATTAGAAGAGTTAGAGTTGGCAAGAATGAAGCTATTTACACTTACTTAAAATTAAACCACCCAGAACTGGTTGAAGATGAATATTTTAGACCACATGATACCGCAGTAATATCTGTCCCACAAAAAGCCCCAGAAGGTGCAATTATGAGAACAGAATCTCCTTTTGATTTGTTAGAGAGAGTTAAAAAAATTGCTACAGAGTGGGTTAGAAGTGGACACAGAAAAGGTTCAAACTCACACAATGTATCAGCAACTATTTCATTAAGAGAAAACGAATGGGATTCAGCTGGTGAATGGATGTGGGAAAATAGAAAATATTATAATGGTCTTTCTGTTTTACCATATAATGGAGGAACATATACTCAAGCACCATTTGAAGATATTACTAAAGAAAAATATAATGAAATGATGAAATCATTAACTAATGTAGATTTAACTAAAGTTGTTGAGTTAGATGATAATACAGATTTATCTGGTGAACTAGCTTGTTCAGGTGGCCAATGTGAAATTGACGTTGATTTAAAATCTTTAGAAAAAAACGAAAAAGAAACAGAACTAAGTGAAACACAAATTTAGTAAAGAAATATTATACCACTTTAATTGTGGTAAGTGTAATAAATGGTGGTCAATTGCTGACTACCATTTGTTTTCTAATGACATATTAAAAAATAAAATAACTTGTCCTAGTTGTGGGCATAAAGAAGAAGTAAAAGAAGTGAAAAATGAAAAGGAATGACGATTGGATTAGTGAGTTACACTATAAGGAATTTTTAAAACCTAAATTACAACCTAAAGATTTTTATTGGGAAGGAGGTGTTATGGTAATGACAGAAGAGTATCATAAAAGAAGAGGAAGTTGTTGTGGTAGTGGTTGTAGACACTGTCCTTTTTGGCCACCACACCTTAAGTTAAATAAAGAACTTAGATGTGATATTTATAATAATAATGGACAAACTAATTAAAAAAATATTAAGAGAGGAGTCATACTGGCAACCCCAGGATGATAGAAAATGGGAATTATTAGATAAAGACGTTAAATATATAGTTGAAAGACTTATTGAACGTCATAAGTCCAACTGGGGTAATGACGAGTACGCTGTTATATCAGCAATAGAAGAAATCCTAGAAGGAATGTTTCAAAGAGTTAATAGATAATTTAAACTATAGTATTTATTTAATATGACAATAGCTAGAGAAAGATATGGTATAGCTTTTCCCTTCCAAGATAGTGATAGTGGTTTTTTTTTAAAAACAACAACTACAGTAGCGGAAGAAACTAAAGCTGATTTGATACACCTTATATTAACAAGAAAGGGGTCTAGGTACTTTTTACCAGATTTTGGTACAAGATTATACGAGTACATTTTTGAACCACTAGACACCACAACATTTCAAGCTATAGACTCAGAACTTAGAGACGTAATTCAAAAATACATACCAAATATAATTGTTAATGAAATAAAATTACAAAATTTGGAAGACGTTAGAGAAGAAGAAAGAAAAAATAATTCATCCAACCACCCATCATTAGTTTCTAATGATAGTACCTTGGACACCGACTTAGATGATAGAATATATAGAATAGCTGGTGATGGTACTGAAGAATATACTACTAAAATTTTTATAGATTATAGTATAAAAGATGATGTGTTTGGTACAAGAGATTTTATAATTATAAATTTATAACATGGCAGAGAAAAAAATAGCTTACACAGAAAGAGATTTTCTAGGTTTAAGAAATGAACTACTTAGACTAACAAATATATATTATCCAGATTTAATAAAAAATTCTAATGACGCTTCTATATTTTCAGTATTTTTAGATTTAAATGCTGCTGTAGCTGACAATTTACATTTTAGTATTGATAGGTCGTTACAAGAAACTGTTTTAGATTATGCACAGGAAAGAAGTTCTATTTTTAATATAGCTAGAACTTATGGGCTTAAAATACCAGGAAATAGACCATCTATAACATTATGTGATTTTTCTATTGTGGTCCCAGCAAGAGGGGATAAAGAAGATAGTAGATATTTAGGTTTTTTAAGAAGAGGAGCTCAAGTAAGAGGTGGTGGTCAAGTATTTGAATTGGTAAATGATTGTGACTTTTCATCACAATACAATGTAGAAGGGGCTGTAAATAGAACCAAAGTACCAAACTATAATAGTAATGGTATAATTCAAAACTACACAATTACTAAAAGAGAGGTGGTTGTAAATGGTGTAACTAAAGTGTTTAAAAAAGAAATTACCGATATAGATAGTAAACCATTTTTAAAATTATTTTTACCAGAAAGAAATGTACTTGGTGTGACTTCTGTAATACAAAAAGAAGGTTTAGGTTATACAAATTTACCTTCAGCTTTAGAATTTATAACAGCTAGAGAAAATAAATGGTATGAAATGCAAGCATTGGCAGAATCTGAAGTTTTTGAAATAGATGAATCGACTCCAGCTGATGACCCTGGTTTAAAAATTGGTAAATATATAAGAACTGATAATAAATTCATAACGGAATTTACTCCCGAAGGTTTCTTTTTTTTAACTTTTGGTAGTGGAAATAACAATTCACAAAAATTATTAGATGAGTTTTCAAAATATGGGATTAATATAAATTTAAATAAATTTATAAATAATATTTCTTTAGGTACAATACCAAAACCAAATAGTACACTATTCATACAGTATAGGGTTGGTGGTGGAAAAGCCTCTAATTTAGGAGCTGGAGCGATAAATTCGTTAGGTCTTATAGATTTTGTAGTTTCAGGACCAGTATCCCTAATTAACAATAACGTATCTAATAGTCTACAAGTTACAAACGTAACATCAGCTTTAGGTGGTGACGACCAAATGTCTACCGAAGAAGTTAGAAATTATGTTACCTTTAACTTTGCAGCACAAAATAGAGCGGTCACTATAAATGATTATATAGCTAGAGTAAGAACAATGCCGGCTCACTTTGGTGCGGCAGCAAAAGTTGGTGTTACAGAAATAGAGAATAAAGTAAAACTTAGTCTATTATCCTACTCACCTAATGGAGCTTTAACATCTAATGTTAGTTCTACTTTAAAAAATAACGTATCTGAGTATTTGTCTAACTATAGGATGTTAAATGATTATATAGAAGTATCTTCTGGTAAAGTAATCGATTTAAGTTTAGATATAGATGTAGTAATAACCACCGATGTAAATCAAGGACAAGTTGTTTCTAATGTTATAGAATCTGTAAAAAACTTTTTTGATATAGATTCTCATGAATTAGGGGAAACTATTAGTCTTAGTAATCTTTACGCTAGAGTGTCGGAACAACCAGGTGTGTTAAATGTTATAGATATCAGAGTATACAACGAAGTAGGTGGGACGTACTCCAATTCAATCACGTCACAACCACTAGTTTCAGGTTCCACAATTAGTTCTACATACCAAATAGGGGTGGTAGACCAAACACTATTCTTCCAACCAGATGAAATGCCACAGGTAAGATATCCAGATATTGATATTCGTGTACGTGTTAAACAAATCAACAGGCCAAACTTTTCATAATTATTTACATAATTTAATCCTAAACCTATTCTTAGTTTTGCAATAACAACTATTTATGATATAAACCCACGCAATGCTAAAAAGTTTAAGAGTTAGAACCGAAATCGGTGTAGATAAAGAAATCACTTTAGATTTAAATCAAGATTTTGATTTATTAGAAATATTAAGTCTAAGGTTACATCAAACAGATGTTTACCCAAAGGACTGCTCTAATTTTGGTGTTGTATGTGGTAGAGTTCTAGTTAACGGTGGTTTCGGACTACCAAACGCTAAAGTATCTGTATTCGTACCTTTAGATAGTGAGGATGAAGAAAATCCAGTAATAAGTGCCTTATATCCTTATAAAACACAAAACTATAGAAATGAAGAAGGTTATAGGTATAATTTATTATCCAGTGTACCAAACTATAACGGACACCAATCTACAGGTAGTTTTCCATCCCTAGATAACGCATTACTTAACCAAGAAGTTTCTTATGTGTATGACAAATATTACAAATACACAGCCAAAACAAATGATAGTGGTGACTTTATGATTTATGGTGTACCTTTAGGTGAACACACTTTAGTTATGAATGTCGACCTATCTGACATAGGATGTTTTTCAATGGTACCTGAAGATTTTAAATTACAAGGAGAACCAGAAGCTTCTTTTAATGGAGCAGAATTTAAAACAGACCCAAATCTAGACGCTTTACCACAAATAGTTATGTTATCAAAATCTATAGATGTAAAACCTTTGTGGGGTGATGCAGATTCTGGATGTGGAGCTACAATAACTAGAGCCGATTTTGATTTAAGAGAATCTGGAAGTGTAGAAATAAAACCTACAGCTGTTTTTATGGGTTCACTAGTTACTGACACAGAAAGGTCATCAGTTAATAAAAACTGTAAACCTAAAAGAGATATGGGTGAACTTTGTAATTTAGCTCCCGCACAAGGAAGTTTAGAATCTATAAGGTGGACACCATTTTTTAAAGAAGATGTTAGACCTACTGGTTATACAAATAATCCAGGACAAACAGAATTGGTGCCTGTTTTAGAAAGATTTGACATTAATGGTGGGTATACAATTGATGAAAATGGAGCCTTTCTAGTTAACGTACCAATGAATTTAGATTATGTGATAACAAACGAATTTGGTGAACAAGAAATATCTAAAAAACCAGGAATAGGAATACCAACAAAAGGGAAATATAGATTTAGGATTAAACCATTAGAAACAACTGGTACAGCAAGACAAAGAAAAAGAGGAGCTTTTTTAGTTCCACAAATTAAAGAACACTCAAAAGAAGGTGTCGATTTTACTAGCACATTCCCATATAATATTTTAGGTGTAAACCCACCACAAACTACAATTGTAGACCAAAGAAGTTATGCTTTTTCTGTAAATTATTATGATTACGCGGAAGCATCTGTTGATAGTGGTGATATCCTATCATGTAATGATGTTTTTTATGAATTTGAATATTCTAAAGTATATACCCTAACATCATTTCATAACCATTGGAAACATAGAGCTAAAGATGCTTTTATAGGGGTAAAAGAAATAGCACCAAGACAAGAAGATAGTTGTGCTGGACAAGCAGCACCATTCCCAATGAACTCAGCTAACAAAAATGTTAATTTTGCAATTGTAATCAATCAATTTATAACAAGATTTTTACAAGGAATATACACCATGCTATATTTTATTATGGTTTTAGTGTGTACCATAGTTGCTATAATTATGATTATAATAGATTTAATTTACCGTGTGGTTATGGGTATTATATGTGTTCTTTGTAATGTAATTTATTTTTGGAGTAAAAGGAAAAGAAAGAGACATTGTACTTGTAACACATGTCCTTGTGAACAAGCAGCCAACGGTTTAAGTGTTTCTTGTAGTGATATTTTTGGTTGTTTATTTTTAAGATTAACAAAATATCCAGAGTGTGATAAATGTGGTTGTTACACTACCGCTGTAAATGGTAGTGCAAACCAAGATTGTTGTGGTGGTTTAGTGGGTTGCGACGATGAAGGGGATGACGATAATGACTACTTAGAGTGTAATACACCAACAAATGACGATAAAGCTTTAGACCAAGGTTGTTATAGTATTGATTGGGATAATATTTTAAGTGCTATAGGAAGTATTTTTAATTCAGAACCTACAAAGGTAGCTATGATTATAGATTGGAGAAAAAGAGAAAATTTATTTAGGTCTATGTGTGACGGACTAATGAATTATTTTTGGTCAAATAACTATGTTGGTGGGGTATTATACGCATTTCAATTTAGAGCTAAAATTAGACCTAGTAAAGTTGAGGGTAAGTATAGGTCACAACATTGTGACGAAATAGTATATTTCCATACAAGGGACCAACAATATTATTATAGATGTACACCTTATAGTTATGATTTTGCCACAGGAACTGGTGTGTTTCGTGGTAGTCCTTTCTTTGACGCTAGTATACCACCATTAGTTGGGTTTTTAATAGGTGGACCAATAGGGTATATGGCTACTTTAGGTCAGGAAAAGGCTGCTGGAGCAAATAATAGAAATCTACATTGGCCAACTACAATAATGGATTTAGGTCCAGTAAAAACTAATATAGGTGAAATATGTACTAATAGTGGAGGTGCTAGTGAAGGTTGTTCTGTCGCACCTAATATTGGAAGTACTACATTTAATGGAGCGGGTGATTTTTTATTTGACGCTATAAATGAAATAGTTAACTACAATAATAGTGCTTTTGATTTAATAAACTTAAGAACACCATTTAGAAGAAATGAAACTTGGTCACAACCAGGTAGAAGAAGAGAACTTAATGGTGGTATGGCTTCTATACTATCACAATTTAATGAGGTAGGTGTGGTAGAATATGAAGCACCAGATACCGCTGAAATAAATTATTTTGCTGTGTTATGTAACCCGCCAGATTGTGACCCAGCTACAAGATATACAGCGGATAACATGGGTTGGGATTATCCACCATCTGGTGGAAACACATGGGCTAATGGTTCTACCATGTGGGACAGTAGTTGGCCTTCTACAGCACAAATAAGTCCAAGTAATCCAACTTGGCAACTTGGATGGCAATTTGAAGGAGAAGCCGCTTGGATAAATAGGTCGGTAAGTGTACCAGGTGCTGGAGGTTCTTCAGACGATAGTGTTGAAATGACAGTACAATTAAGTAGTGGTGATACTATAAATCCTTCAGCCGAACACATTAGAGAATGTATAGTTGAAGTTAATAACAACACCTCTCAAATAGTACCATTCTTTCCTTGGGATAAAAATGGTGGTGGGTATGGTAGTACCCAATGGTATGATGGGGATTGGGCAACAAACGAAAGTGATATAGCTTTTGGTAACATACAAGATATATTTACTTGGCAAACAAATAACGGGACACCTTTACCTACAACACCTATAACAGCAAATCAACCACAATCTAGAGTATCTTTAGGTATGGGTTATCATTATTATTTTGGTTTAATACCTGGAGCAACTTCTTATGATACATTTGTTAAGAAGTATGTACCATTAGAAAAAGAAAGCACAGATGATTACGTAGTAATATAATGAGATATCCAGAAAGTTTACATATAGTTAGAGGTTCCCAAAAATATATAGGTGCTCAAGATAAGAATTTAAGAATTCCATATTCTTTAGAGTCCACTACTAGAACTTTAATTGAAGGGGAAAGAAATTTAGTATTAAATTTAGCAGACCAATATATTAGAGAACGAGAAGAAAGTTATATTTACAGATTATATGGTAAAATAAATGTTTTATATGATAATGTTATTTCTGGTTGTAGTTATGACCCATTATTTGTTTCTAACCATCTTTACTATGACCCTATAATACCTTCCGCATCTACAGCTGCGTGTGGGTATCCAGCAAGTAGCTTTTTTGACTTTATAACATATACAGCATTAACTTCAGCACATAACTACCAAGAAATAAAAGCAAAAAAGGATAATTGGGTAATATATGAATCTTACATACATGATAGTGTGTCCGACTACCCAATGGAATATACCATTTCATCAAAAGATGATAGTGGTGTTGTTAGTTATTCTGGAATAACATTTCAAGCTGGTGACGGTATACCATTTTTTGTTGAAAATGTTAAGATACAAGGTAAAAGTGGTGTAAAGTTTACTTGTCCAGTAAATCATGGACTAAATGAGGGTGAATACATCGTTTTACAGACAACAGGTACTATCGCTACAATGGGTGGGGTTAATTTGGTCACTATGTTAAATGGTAAAACTACATTACCTATTTTTTCATTAGGTGATGAAACCTTAGGTAGTGAACAAAAAGTGTTTACTGTTCTACTACAAGATTCTACTATAACTGTTACTAATAGTGACTTTGGTGTATTTAAAAGATTAATAGACCCAAGTAATGTAAGTGAAACACTATCAGATTATTATGTTCATTCACATAAAATTTTAACAAAACCAACAGACGATGTTTTAGATAGGACTGGTTTTGAGTTTGGTATTTTTTCTAAAAGAGAAAAAAATTTTAGGGATGAAGATGCACCAACTCTAGGTATAGAACATATAGTTACTAAAAGTGATTATAAATCATATTTGTGGAATTTTAATAATGATTTAGATGTTAGTGATTATTCTGATAACTTAGGAAGACCTATTCTAGATTTATATTTAAGTGTTTTTGCTGTTAATGAAACTAGAATTTGGAAAACTAAAAATGGTAGTCCTGTAGGTATCGGTTGGGATTGGAACTTTAAACCAACAGGAATTGTAGACCCATATCCAAATAATAACATAGAACCAAATCTTACAACACCTTGGAACTTACCACAGAGTGGTGATACCTTTACGGGTGCTTTTGTAGAGTACAATAAATGGGACATAGGTGAAAGAATAGTATCTGAAGTTTATCATAAATTAACATATAACGATATTTTAACTGACGGATTTTCTTTTTACGATTCAGGTCTAGACGGTAATAGTTTTAATGAAATACAAGGAGGGTACTACTACCAACCACACCATAGAATACCTATTAGAAAATTATCAGAAGCACCTTCGGTACATGATAATTTTGAATTTGTTTCACAATACGCAACCTACTCAAATTACGAAAATCAATTTAGATGGAGAGAAATGTTACCTATAGGTTTTTACGAATCTGAAACTAATGGGGTAAATTATCCTTTTGTAAATGGGGCACATTATCCATACACAAATGTAATTTTTAAGATAAAACCAATAATTATCGATAAAGATTACCTAACACCACCTTATATAAGTTTACCGGCAGATGACTGTGAATAGAATGAGAATATTAAGAAGTGAAACTGATAAAAAAGTTTCATTCCCTATAGCTAATGATTTTGATGAATCTTTAGGTAGAGAACAATTAGTTGAACTGTATGAAAGGTCAGAAATGCAGGACAATATTAATATAACACAAGATTTTGAAACTACTAGATATTCACCTAAAACCGAACATCCAGAAAAACACATATTTTATGATATGCAATTTAGTATGGTTTCCACAGCAACAGCTGACCCACTAGATTACATTCCAGATTATTCGGTTGTAGGTATAAGTCACCCAGATATTATAGATAGAAAAAGTAATTTTACTAGAAGTTTTTTTAAATTTGATTTTTATGACACACCAGACCCACAAAGACAAAGGTTGTATTTTTCTATAATAAATCCTGCTAACAATGGAAAAAGTTTTACCGAAACAGGACCTTATTCTTCATTACTAGAAATATCTAACGATGATACCTCAATAAACTATGACCCACTAGCTTATAGAGATAAAGAAATAGAAGATTTACAAGATGGTATCTATAATGGACCACCATACTACTATGATAAATTAGAATCCTCTAGGTTTGAATTTGCATCTATAGGTAGAAATACCGAAAATTATTATATACAGTGGTTAAAGAATAGAGAATTAGTAAAATATAATGTATTCTATATGTCTTGTAAGTTTTTTAATGCTGAAACAGGAAAAATACATAAATTTATAAATAAAATACAACCACTAAATACTTACAAACTAAGTATTCCAGAATACTATTACTATCAATTAACTTTTGACCCTACAGATTTTACATACATGTTTAATGAATACGATATAAATTTATATAACGCTAATAGTGGTTTGGGTCCTCAAGTAGGTGGAGATTTTACTACACCTATAAAATTTTATGAATATATAAACCCATAATGGAAATTTATAGATATAAAATATGGACTGGTAATATACCAGGAAAATGGACAGAACCTTGTGAAGATAAAAAATTAGTTGGGGTTAGAAGAACTTTACCAGTAACACCAACACCAATTTCACCAGACTGTAAAACATGTAGTGATTTGGGTAACGCACAAGCTGTAATAGATGCTTGTTTAGATTGTTATGCTGGTTCTTTAAATGTTTGTTGTCCTGATAAAAATACTAATTGTTGTGGACTAATTTTAGATGATTGTGAAAAATTTTATGCTTTAGACTTTGAAAAACAAAATGAATATTGCCTTAAATGTGAAGAAAGAACACAACGAGCTAAGAAAAAACTTTTTACAGAAAAATCATTTCCTCTAAGAATACAAAAGGCACCAGACCCATTTACAGACCCAAACGATTGGTGTAAATGTTGTAATAGAACAGGTAGAAATAGTAATGATTCACAGTTAGTCATACTATTAGACCAAGACCTAAACGATATAGGTCATTACTCTATGTGGGATGGTGAAATGGAACATTCGGACAATTTTTCTAACTTTGTTGTGGTTGGGGACCCACTTGACCCAACAAAAAAAACGGTTAGTTTAACAAACAGTACTGAATTTAGATTTTTTAAATGGTTAGAAAATATACAATATACTGTAGATTGGGGTGACCCTTTAGCTGCACCAGTAACTGTAACAGCACCATTAGATACTGTAGTACACACTTATACAAATAATGGGGTTTATACTGTAAATGTTAGAATGGTAGGACCTTGGGGTACCAGTTCAGTGTCACACCAAGTAGCTATACCATTTTTAACGGGAGCTGATGTATGGGCTGGGGTTTTTAATACTGGTCAAACCTACACATTTACCCCACCAGGATTCTCAACACCAGTTAGTATGGATTATGAAACTTCTGATTGGGGACCTTTGGATAGTGGTTTAGACATACATGGTTATTTAACCTCTAATTACGGACCAACACCATACCCAATAAATGGTACCACTGATAGTATGTTAACTTCTTTACAGTCATATAATAACGCGTTTTCACCAGGACTGCCACCTGGTTATGTTATAGGAAATACGGTTAGTGTAGCTGGACAATCAATATTACCAGATGGAACTACAGTTGATAATTTAGAAGGTACAGTAGATGCGGTAACACCAACAGGAACAGCATACACGATTACAAATGGTACTGAAGTATTTCAAATGTTTGACCACATAAATGGTACTACAGTTTTCCAAACTCAAGGGTTTGGTATGAATATTGATGATTTTTTAACTAGACAATGTGGGTATTCTTTACAAGGAGCTTGTGACATTTGTAACGCCAATCAAATATACTATTCAAACTCTTCTTATATAACATTGAGTGTTACAACAGATAGGGGTGTTTGGGATGTTGATGAAGATTATGAACCTGGAGATTATGTGTACTATGATGGTTGTTGTTTTTTCGCTATTAGTAGTGTAATTTCAGGGGGTAACCCACCAGATGTACTAGATGTAACTTCTGATTTCTGGAGAGTTTGTCAAGGTTCATGTGTTATAGAAGATTCATTACCAGCCAGATATAACTGTATAGACGGTACCTGTGTATTAATTTCACCTAATAGTACGTATTATAATAACGCTAGCTTTGTGGGTAGCCCACCAAGTACAGCTAACGCTTTAAATGATTGTATTAATAGTCCTTGTGTACCAACAACTGGTCCTGACATGCATTATGAATGTGATGAAGGAACTTGTGTACAAGTTTCACCACTAGCTCCTGGTTGGGCAACAGCAACCTATAATGGACCAACAGCTTTAGCGTTATGTCAAGCTGCTGTAGCCGCAGGAGCTTGTACTACAACTAACACTAGATATAATTGTGTTTTTGATAGTTCAACAAATACTTCTAGTTGTCAACCAACACCGGTTGGTTTCTATCCAGATTTAGTTAGTTGTACTAATAGTTGTGGTGGGTCTACAACAGTTTATGATTGGTATTGTGTTGATAATAGTGGTACTTATACTTGTCAAGGAGTTGCTCAGGTAAGTGGTGTTCCAGGTCCAGTACCCGGTAACGCTACAACAGGTATAGCTCACGCAAATATTGGTGACTGTCAAGCGGATTGTTCAAATAACCTAGAAGAGTGGTTCTGTATGTGTAATGTCACACCACAAGGGGTACAAGTACCTTTAGGTAGTGGTTCTTATGGTGGACAATATTGTATTAGTATGACAAATTCTGGTGTTTCAGGAGGTTTTGCGGACCAATTAAGTTGTGAACAAAATTGTATATCATATGCCTGTGATGATGTTACAGGAGTATGTACCCAATACGATTCTGTAGGTACCACACAAGGAAGTTTTTGTGCTCCATCTAATGATATAATTGGTGGTGGAACAAATCCATTTGTCAATCCACCACCTCCACCAATTGATATAATGGGTTGTGGTGATAACTGTGAAGAAGAAAACGCGTATATGTGTATAGGTGGTACTTGTACACAAATTTTTATTAACTCATCACCTGACCCTATAAATCCTGCTCACGTAGCACTAGGAGGTACAGCTATTAATTATTTAGCTATGGATGCTATTCAAAATTCTCAAGGATGTTCTGGTTCTGATGATGTCGCTTGTAATGGAAGTTTAACAACACAATGTGGTCAAGGATGTGGACCATGTCAGGCAAACCCAAGTTCACAATGGCCATTTACATATTATGACCCATCATACCCATATCTATATTATGATGTAACTATTTCTTTCCCATACGCTGGTAGTAACAACCCCAATGATAGTCAGTTTAAATATTTTTACGACCCTAATCCGGTATGTCAAGATAATGGAACCTTTGCTCTTATTTCTGGTCCTTGGATTGGTAATTTTGACTGTAGTACAACGACTGATATATCTGTGTGTGAAGACTTAAGTCAAAATCCACTTGGTGACCATCCTTGTACGGCATTTGTGTGTAACACACCACCGTTGATTAATGTAGCACCACCGTTGAATCCAGCCGATTCAAAATTAACCTCCACCTCATGTTGGGCACCTTGTGATGGATAAAATAAAAAAAATATAAGATATGCCAATTACAGCACCATGGAATTTAGTAGAGTTTAATAGTGAAGGACCTAACGCTGTTGCACCAGTTAATAATGGTATAGGTGCAAAAGTAGGTATAGTGGGTAGAGTTGTTCTAGGCACAACCCAAGACCCCTCTTGTCCATTTGGGCAATGTTGTCCGGTTATCAATCAAACCATAGGTTGTTTTGCTATGGAAAATTCATTATTCGTAGATTGGAATGAACCAAATCTTAATAATACTAATGTTAACGGAAACTATAATGGTTGTGCCGGTTATGGACCCTCACAACCATGTGTGGTAGGACCAACATGTCCTAATGGAAATTGTGCTCAGGGAGAGTATTATAATGCATTACCAAATATAAATTATAACACAGGTTTTCCTGGAGCACAATGGTTAATTGTTGCTGGAATTGGAAGTCCTGGTGTAATAGATGGTTGTATTGAAATTATAGATATTGTTGATGAAACTACTTGGAACACAGGACAAGTTACCTGCCCAACAGCTTTTGTGGATGGTTCAGGTAATTCATACCCAGGTGGTACATCTATAAATTATACAGAGTTAAATTTACATGCGATAGGTGGTGACCCAATAACTGTAGTAGAAACAAATTGTAATAGTTGTGTTGAAAATATATTAGGTTGTACAGACCCTTTCGCTATTAATTATGAAAAAAATTGTGCAGGTAATCCAGTAACACCAACCCTAGACGACGGTTGTTGTTATTATCCTGGTTGTCCAGATTCCAGTGCTTTAAATTACTCACCCCCAAACACTAATGGGTGTGGTACAATTTCTAATGGTAGTTGGGTTACAGGTGGACCAACAGACACAAGTTGTTGTAATTATCCAGGTTGTAGTGATAATGTTACAACACCATGTGATATAGGTACACCAATAATAACAGCAAGTGGTCCTATACCAGGACCGTTAGGATGTGTAGCCAATTTTGGTGATGATTGTTTTGGTAATCCAGTTATACCGGCAACTGGTGGTAACCTAGTTCCACCAAACCCAACTACATGTTGGACTAATGATTGTTATTACGTTGGTTGTACTGACCCAGACGCGACCAATTATAATCCTGCTGCTCATGGATGTCAATTCCCAACACCAGATGGTTTAGAATGTTGTGAGTATTTAGGTTGTGACGACCCTAACGCTCAAAATTATGGACTTTCTTGTAATGGTATGTTTAATGTTATAACCGATAAAGGTACAACACCATCAGGACCTTGTGTTCCTGATAATTGTATAGACCCACCAGTAGTGGGATGTATGGATGATGGGTGTTGTGTTGATGGTGTAAGTATTTTGGTAAATCCAGTACCACAACCACCAGGATGTACACCATTTGTTGATTGTGTGTGTGATAACGGATTACATCTTTGTCCACCAGCTAGTGGGCCTTCAGTTAATAGTAATTTTCCACCAGGATGTACACCAGGTATTGACTGTGTGGGTTGTAACGCTGACCCTAATGCCGACCAACACAATCCAAATATGTGTACCTGTGAAGGTGGTTATGTTTGTACTATAGATACTAATCCGGGATGTACACCAGGGTTTGATTGTTGTATAGATGTGTACACATCATCTTTAATAGCACCATACAATTGGGCAGACCCTAATTTATTTGGCCCTTGTAATGATTCTCCTAGTTGTTTGGCTGCACTAGCTGATTGTAATGATATCTGTCAACCACAAGGATTAGAGGAATGTGCTATTTTTATGAACGATAAGGAAGGTAATGTGTATTTTTATGGACCACCTGACACAAACCCAAATCAGTTAAACTGGTTATTTAAAGATAGTTTATTTGATGAAAATGCGGCAGGTAAAACCGGTACTGGTTCTTGGGATATAGCCAATACTAGTAATAAACTATGGTTATATAGTTGTAGAGTACAGGATGGTAATTATAACGATATTTTTGACGGCGTTATGCCTGATGGGGTAACACCAAGAAATCAAGGACTTATAAGGGAGTATGATATAACATTAAACCCATTTACATATGCGTTTAGTAGAGATATTGATATTTCTGAAATATGTGCTAACGGTTATCATCACCCAAACATGACACCAATTAATGATAATGGTGACGGACTTTATCATATAGGTAACGGTTTAGTTGCAAAAGACAATAATACTTTAATAGCTGCTGGTAAAAAAGTTATAGAAATAGATATAACTACAAATACCGGTGTAGAAACAGAATTATTTGTACTACCTAACACAACTTACCCATCAATTGATGCTACAACAACAATGTCTGGTTATAGTATTGGTGATATCATATACGATAGTGGGGCTGGTGATTTAGTTATTACTTATTATGACGGACCTATTCCAGGTAGTTCTGGTAGAGTTGGTAAATTTACTAAAACAGCAATGGGTGGTTCACAAATGGGTATGACCGACGGTACAGCTTCATCTTGGTACGAAGCTCAAGTACAAAGTTACGCGACATTACCTTATCTATTTGGGTTATTTACTTGGGATGTTGGTGGTACATTAAATTGGTACGCCTCTCAAGCTCAAGTAAACGGAGCGGAAGTTTATGACTTAGATATAAGCACCTTAGGGATAAATGTTGGGACACCAATAGGTAATGTTACAACAGTTTCTTCAGGTTACGCTTCTAATCCTATATATGGAGCATCACAAAAAGATGGGTGTACACCATTGGATATATATTGTTGTACAGACCCTCTTGCATTAAATTTTGTGTCTTTAGACTGTATTGATGATGGTTCGTGTATATACCCAGAACAAGGCAGAGGAGGTTGTATGCCTAGATTAACAAAAGAAGAGTTTTTAATGAATGTAGTTCAGAAACCAGAAACACACTCAGATGTATTTATTGAAAGAGGGAAAGTTTCTGTTTTTGAAAGACCTCAGAGACTAGCTCAAACATCCACAATCGGAGAATTAGAACTTCATGGTTATGGATATTATAATATTTTAATACAAGAATAATATGGCTTTAGGAAATTACGGGATTAAAAGACCCGCAGACGTATCACCAAATGATGTAGAGATTATATATCATTATCAAGCTACTAGAGACGCTGGTAGTCCATTTACTTTAGGGACTTTATCCACCGCAAATTTAACATATCATGTACATAATGGTACAACAGCTTTAAATAGACCAAATGCTGTGGCTGGTAGTACTATTTTAGGGGGGTTGTACTCATTAAACCTACCATCAACCATTTTTAGTAATAAGGGTTATTATACTGTTTTTATTAGACCAGTTGAAATTAGAACAAAAATATTAGATTGTGGTATATTATCAGCATTACCTAATGTAAAGGGGTTAGTTATTGATTTAACTCAGGTGCCAGCACAATTTAAAAATAGATTTGTCAATAGTGGGTTAGTTGGGTATAGGATAGAATATATGAATTCTGAAGCTAACGGAACTAAAATACCTAACTTTTTTAGAATAGTGACTTCTAGTTTTTATTGTGAAAGAGTACAAAATACAGCAGCGAATCCTAATAAAGTATCACCTAGATACGCTTATACGGATTCACCATCTAATTTGGTGTTTTTAACACTATCACCTAGTAGTGCACCAACTAACCAACCAAACGCAATACCAGATATTGGTAAAGCAGGACAAAATATTATAATAACAAACACCTACTTTAATCCTGTAGTTTTAGAGATTGAAATGGCCGACCATGATTTCGACACCTTAGCTATCGGTTTATACGGTAATCAAACAAAATCTATAGAAGATGGAATATATACAATGTATGATTTATCAGGTGTTAATAACATTTATAAACAATATAATTTATTTGAGATTAGAGACCAGTTTGATGAAAAATTATTTGAAGTTAGACAGGATAGAGGTAATCAAATAGACTTTAGTAAACAATTTGGTACGATAATTAGTTAATAATGGCAAACAAAAAGAAATTTTACTACCCACCAGCACCACCAAGTGGAGCGGGCACTTTTAGTGATGATTTAGTGGGATTCCAGTATACTCAGGGGTCAGCACAAATGACTCTTGGTAATTTTTCTATAGATGATAATTCTAGTGCTAGACATTCCAGAAATTTTGATTTAGGCGGGTTTTCAGGTCCAATAACTTTAGAACAATTAAGTGCTGGTGACACTCATCTAATAACAGCTAATTTAAATAATAGTTTATTAGTTGAGTTTAATTACGATAATAGTGATGTTACTAATTTTGTATTATACGGTTCTTTAAAAGATAGGTTTAGAGTAGCAGTACAACAAATAGTTAATTTTTTCCCAGCAGCCTTACACTTTAATGGAATAAACCAAGTTTATGGTTCTACTGGAAATACTATAGATTCTATGTCATATGATACAATATATGATAGGACAACATTAACTATTTCTAAACTCAAAGTATCCAACCCATTTGATATAGAATTTACAACAGCTGGTGAAATAGAGTTAGATAATTCTTTAAAAATGGATTATTTAATAGATGACCCTACCACCGGTAAAATTACAACAACCACACTTAAAGCAAAAACAGGTAAGATATCACCATTAAGAAATTTTTCTTTAGAGTATAAAAAATATAGTCTTAGTTTAAGTGGTAGTGGTACTACAGAATACCCAGTAGTGGACTACACACCTATAGAAGATGGTGATAATAATTTAGTAATAGTAATATCAGGTTCTCCATTTGGGAAAACAGCCACAACATCAAACACTAAATTTTATATAAAACCTAATAATTTTGAGACACAAACACAATTTAACAATTTTGATTCTGTAGAATCTTTTTTACTAAATCAAAAAAGTGCACCACAATATACAGCTGAAATAAATTTACCTAGACAAACAGATAATGGTAGAAATTATAGTTTAAAACAAAATATAACTTGGGAAAAACAAGATTTGTGGAACATAGATGTAAGTACAGAAAAGTATACAAGTTATTTAGAAAGTTTAGTTAGTATAGGTGATGAATTAGATAATTATAAAACTAATTTAGTTTCTAGATTTTTAACAACAGGAGCCTTAAAAGATTTTGATTCTGGTGACAGAAAAGTAGAAAAAACATTACAGATTTACGGTAGAAGTTTTGACGACACTAAAAAGTTTATTGATGGTATAGCTTACATGAATAATGTAACTTATGACAGTAAAAACAACATACCTAACCAACTACTTAGAAATTTTGCAAAAATGTTGGGTTGGAAAACTCCTTCCACAACAACTAGAGAACAGTTTTTAGATACAGTATTAGATAGATATGAACCACAATACTCTGGTGAGTCTATAGGTATGACACCGGCGGAATTAGATATTGAAATATATAGAAGAATTTTAATGAATACTTCTTATTTATTTAAATCTAAAGGTACAAGAAAAGCTATTGAGTTTTTATTTAGGTTTATAGGAGCACCTGAAGCTTTAACCGAGTTTAATGAATATGTTGTATTAGCAGATTGTAGAATTAGAATGGGTAAACCAAACACACCTAAAGACCCTAGGTGTGATAGGTTATTCGCTTTATTAAACGCATCAACAAACATAGGGCCTAAAAAATGCCCACCAGGTATGATTTGGGACCCTGTAGACCAAAGGTGTGAAAAACCACATCCAGGGGTAAATCCTAAATCTAAAGTATCTCAGTTTGGCCCAGGAACTACACCTATAAGTTCAAATATTATACAAATACAACAAGCCATAGAAATACTAGGGTGTGATGACGACTCAACTCCAGGATTCCTAAGTCAATTCCAACAAATATCTGGTGGTGTAAGTACAACACAACAATACATATTAGACCCAGTAACTAATCTAACACAATTATCATCAATAACCAGTTCACATGGGTTTGTAAGGGGAGATTACCCTATAGATGACCAAGGTTATCCTACCAAACCTAGAGAAACAACACACTACTATTTCCAAAGAGGTGCTGGTTGGTTTGAAGAAACGGATGAACACCACGGTGAAACTATAATTGACGTGGATAATTCGGTTTTATCTGGATGTACACCAAAAGTAGTGACAAAACTAAACCAATTTAGTTGGGGTGGTTTTTTCGGTGATTTACCACCTGGAGTAACATCTAACGACCCTGGAGCACCATACCTTGAAAGGTTTAGAAGGTTTCCTTATATGGATATTGGTTTTGGGTTAACACCTGTTGTTGATGATAAAAAATCTTGGATTACAATTGATAGTAAAAATGAAGAAAGAAACTATAGTTTTGAAAATGTAAGATATGCGGATTACCATACTTGTGATGAAAAGTATATTTTGAATGTTAAAAATGTTGATATATTTTTAAATATAGGTCAGGCTTTAGTTTATGATGTTTGGCAACAATCTATATTAAGTGGTTGTCCATTTAGTGGTGGTCCACTACCATTACCATTTCCACAAGCTGGTGGTGTTGATAATACTGTAACATTACTAAATGCTAAAAATTACTCATTTAAAGAGTTTGTAAATACTTTTTGGAGGACTTTTATAAATGTTAGAAATAGACAAACTATAGATGATGGTAAAACAGGGGGTTATCCACTGTTACAAAAATTATATATTGATTATTTAGCTGAAGTATGTGGTGAAAACAACCAATATACGTACCAAAAAATGTTAGAATATTCTCAAAGTTTAGGTACCTATTGGATTAGAATTATTGAACAATTAGTACCAGCGACCACATTATGGCAAGGTGGTTTAAAAGTAGAAAACGCAATTTTTCACAGAGATAAATTTTCATATAAACATTATCCGGTATTTCCGTTACCTGGTTTTAATAACCCACAAAAACCTAATTATGTTGGTGGATGTACAGACCCATCAGCAAATAACTTTAACCCACTAGCTAATAGTGATGATGGTAGTTGTACATATGACCAAGGTGGTGGTACTGGTGGACCTACACCACATGATAGAACATTACCAATGATTGGACTAACAAGTCCAAATACGGGTAGTACATGTTCTTTTGGGTGTCAAAATACAGGTAGTACAGAAACTAAAATAGAACCTAAATCTACAACAACAATTACCAAACCTTGTGATTGTTGTTCACTACCAGAAAATAGTATGGTTTTACAAATGAGACCTCTAAGTGCTACGTGTAAATCTGTGTGGCCTTCATTTATAGATTATAATGGTCATTCAGCTACAACTTCTAACCCTGGTGTAAATAATAGTATAAATTTAATAACAGAAAGATTTGCAAGTAATGACTCCACAATTAATGGAGCTTATAATATTATTAGTCAAATGAATAACAATATAATGTTTAGAGTAAAAAGGACATTACCTCTAAGTAAAAATAAACAAGAACCTTGGGGGTATAAATTTAATTTAGAAAAAGACTACAATAACAGATAATGGATACTATAGAAAAAAATATAAAAAATAGTAAAGATGTTGTAAGATATACTAAAAACATTGATTTAAGACAAGTAATGGATTCGTTACAAGTTAAGGTTTATGCTACCGGAACTGTAAGTGGTAGAAAATACAATAAAAGTCAATTTATAACAATGGATTATGATGTGAATAGTCCAGTACAAATGTACCAAATATATCAAGGTAAAAAAATACTAGAAGCTTTTTTATATTTTAAAAAGGAAAACTTTAAGTTAGGTGAATACAAACTAACTAAAAAACCATTTTTATCAGATTTTATAATAAGACTAAATATAGAAAATGATAGGACATTATCTCTAAAACAAATAGGAAACAAAATACATAAATCTCTACTATCTACTAGTGAAATATATTCACCAAACGAAAAATCCGCCTTACATAAATTTAATAGACCTAGGGAAGGTAAAATACATCAAATAGAAATGTTATTACCACATATTAGTGAGGATACTGATTTATTTAAAGTATACTCTAATTTAGGTTTTGATGTAGATTTAAGAGCTTTTAGTACTACAGGTCCGATAACTACTATATTTTTTAAATTAAACGTACCAAAACCAAATGCTAATATTGTAAAAAAATATTTTAAAGATAAAACAGGTGATGTTGATACGGTAACCTTAGTTGAACCTAGAAGGATTAGAACTTTAACTACAGCACCTACCAGTTATGTTAAAATGGAAAGTAAAGACCTAGAACTAGGACAAGTAAAATTTAACTATCTAGAATACTTCCAAGGATTAAACCAAGAGTATACAGATTACTATTTAAAATCTTCTGATGTTTACATAGTTAAAAATGATGAAAACTATAAACTTAATATAGGTAATTTTATTAAAAATAGTGTTAAAGAAATACCTTATAATGTTTCTAGAAAATTAGACGGTAACATAATAGAACCATCTACACCTTATTTTGATAAAGGATTGAGAAAATACCCTTTAAATTGGGTTTCAGAATTACGTAATAATCAATACTTTAGTGATTTAGAAAGATGTATAGAAGTAAGTTTTTATTCTGCAGAACATTTAGATAGTTTTGAACAATCTTTAAAAGAAAATCAAATAGCTAATTTAGAAACTTACGCTGGTGATGGTGGTAAAAAACCTAGATTATATAATAATATTAGTGATTGGATTTCAAGGTCTAATAATGATTATTTTAACGATTTAAGGGTAGAATATAGTTCTGGTGGTTCTTTAAAAACTATGACTATTTGTCCTTCTAAAGAAACTAAGGTTAACGAATATAGTAAAAAGAATTTATGGGATGGTACTAATTGTAAGTGTATGTACTCTAACGATACAAATGATAAGTTAACAACAATATTAGTTAATTCTTCATTAGAAAATTGTGTAGAAGCCTGTAAAAAAACAAAAATAGATAATAATTTTGGTAAGTGTTGGACTTGTGAAAAAGAATACTACGCACCAATAAAAGACCTAAGAAATGACTTTTTTGGTACAACATTTTCAACAATAAAAGAATCCTTTTCAGCGGCTACTATGTATACTGGTTATACGTCTGGAGCAATCACAGGAAATAACACGTATGATATATATTTTTCTGGAAATGGGTATACAGCTACCACAGAACAAACAGGTATATCAATACCAATAACTAATATAAACAGAATAGAACACCAACCTTTTATAGGTGTAAATTCTCCTAGTTGGGTACCTTATAATTCTTGGCAAAATTTATCAGCACAAACAGGTACTACTTTATCACTTTCAGGTGAGGGAGCCGTAATAATACAAAGTGGTGACCCTAAAAATTATATGATTTATAAAAGTTTAAGTGGAGGAACCTACAAATTCCAATACCAGGCTTATCTAGATGTTAAATACACAGACACTAAATGGTGTGAATACATAACTACTAATTATGTTTCAGGTTCAACTGAAAGTATAGGATACCCAAGTACAGAATACGAACTTAAAAGGTTAATAAATTCTTCTATAATTGAAAGGGGGTTAACAGAAGGTGAAACCGTTAAAAAAGACACTAATGGTGTTTATTTTCCAGGTAAAAATGGTTTAAATAATAATACTGGTATTTTAGATTTTAATTTTGAAGTGTTTATAGAAAAAGAAACAACAAGTGGTGTTACTAGTAATTTACTAAGTACAGTTATTGGTGCCAGTCCTTTAACTAATACATCAGCCAATCAATACCTTTTAAATCAAACTAATATAGTACAAAACAGTATGAGTGGTTATAGTAATTGTTACGCTTCTGGAACATCAGCAAATACAGTATTCCACGCTAGTATACCCGTAAGTTTAAATACTGGATTAATTTCTTTAAAAAGTGGTGAAACAGTTTCTTTAAAATATAATACAACTTTTAATGTAACATCTAAAGTAACTGGTGGTAACGCTTACATAGAGATGAATTTAGGTAATAAAATAGATTTATCGGGTAATCCTATACAATCACCATTTTATAGAATTACAAAATATAGTCCAACCACAGGTAGAACTAGTAATATGGAAAAAAAGTTTTTTATGAACCCTCAAAAACTTTCTGAACCTGAAGAATATATAAATGATAGAAATGAGACTATAAAACAAACCTCACTAGGGTCTTTGTATATTATAGATAAAGGTTACTCACCTATTAAACCACCAAGTATAAATTCAGAAACCTTTAATAATTTAACATTTGTAGACAATAAAAAAGATGATAAAAAACTAGAATTAAATATAGAATCACCAAAAGCTACAAATAACTGGGTTAACCAACTAGAAACTAACAGTCTGACAGATTACTACTTACCAAACAACAAAGATATGGTTGAAATTAAATCTGGTATACTAGTATTTAATTTACCTAGATATGACCAAAAAGATTCTATTCTTTGTAATTACAAATTTCCACAAATTAGTCATAGTTACGTTATAAAAAATATAATATCTAATGTTAGAGGAATTGATAAAGAACATTTTGTAGTAGTAACCCCAGACGAAAAATTATATACACCTTGTTTTACACCAACGTTAGATGAAAAATTTGAATTAATTGAGAGTGAAATAAAAATAAAAGAAAAAGTTGATAATGTAGATAATCAAATATTAATAGATGGTCAACCGATAATAATAAAAACAACAAGAGCTGAACCTTTAACACAGTTTAAATCAGATGAAGGTTTTAAATGTAAGTTTTATTGTGTTTGTAAAGATAAAAAATCAAATGTACCTACACATCCATTTTACGGTACAACAGATTTGGTTACAGATACCTCTATATTAGATTGTGATGAATGTGAAGATAAAGCAGAAAATTATTGTGCTGGGGTTAATAGAAGTTGTGAACCAAAAGTGTTTACAAGTTCTTGTTTAGGTGACGAAAGTAATTTATATACAAGTGGTGATGAATATTTACTTCCTAGTGGTGATGTTTATGTTGGCTTTTATCATATACATGATGGTGTACCAATGGTTGGAGCTATACACACTGTTGAACCACACGACACTCTTTCACCTATAAGAGGTGAAAGAAATAATAATAATATAACCAACTCTGTTGGTTCTGTAACAATAAATTATGACACTAATACCGGAGGTAATGGAACAAGTTCTGGAGGAGGTTATGGATATTAAAACTGATAAAATATGAGTGCTTTTCTTAACGAATATTATGTAACACCAACAGTTTCAGGAGAATCAGTTGGTGCTATAACAATTGTAGATGTTAGTGGTGGTACTGCTCCTTGGACTGTTAGTTGGTCAGGAGCTACTGTAAATGGTTATGTAACATCAACACAATGGGACTTGGATAATTTAGCCGAAGGTCTTTACAAGGCTACAATTACAGATTCAAATGGTAATGTTGGTACTACAAATGTTAACCTTTCAGCTTACACCAATCCATCATTTTCTGCTGACGTAACATCGTATTCTTGTGTTACAAATACAAACCAATATTGTGAAGTTACAGTTTATTCGTCTGGTACTAATAATTTATTTGGACAATATACAGCGTCTACTTTTAACTATTCCCTATATAAAGATGGTAGTTTATTAAGACAAAGAACAGTTGCAACTGCTGACACACAAACACCTGTAGTATTTAAAGATTTAACAAATGGTCAATATTTGTTGAGTATAGGTAGAGAACAAAGTTTAACTAGACATTTTAAAGTTACAGATTCAGAATGTACAGCTTCAACTATAAGTGTTTCCGCAACAAGTAACCCAGCTTTTAGACTTTCAGCTATAACATCCGCTTATACAATAAATTCACATTTTGCCAACTCTAAAGTTTATTATGGTGGAAATGGGATTACAACAGGTACAAATTTATATACTACTGGTTTAAATAATTATAGTCACGTTTTAGATGGGGTAGGTCACTGGTTTTTTACTGGTAATTCTGCCAGCGGTGGTGTAATGAGATACCCAGACGTAAACCCAAATACAGCTAGAACTACAGATACGGGTAGATGGTGGTATTTAGGGGTGAGTGGTAGTAGTGAATGTCAAGAGGGTTGGAATTGTGGTCCTAGTGGTGTTGTGGGTGGTGACCCAGTGGTAGCTGTAACACAAAAAGATTTAACAGGTGCCACAATAGAGGGTAACAATTATAGAGGTACCTATTATTATCATAGATACCTAAATAAGTTTTTTGTTTGGGATACTACGACAGGAAACACAGATAGTGACTATGCTTGGGTAACATTTAATCCTTTAGCTGATAGAGGTACTAAAGGTGACCCGGTTTCTTCAGAACTATTAACACAAAATAGTAATACATTTAAATATATTATGTTGGCTCACGCAGGAGCTGATAATATATTTCCTTATATTGGTGAATCCGACGTAGTTAAAGACTATAAAATATATGCTAGTAAATTAGAAAATAACTATTGTCAAACCACATATAGGTTATCTAGTAATTCAGCAACTACAGTAACACCAAGACCAGTATCCTTAATAAGTTCTTGTAGTTACTTAGACTACACACACGATGTTTATTTATTCCAAAGTGGAGCAACACAATTTAATAATCGTGGTTCAGCTTCGGTAGTTTTAGCTTACTTTAGAGATACTGAAGGTACCTATGGTCAAAGTGGTGCTACCCATTATCTAACATTAGATATTGACCAAACTAGTGGAACATCTATTAACTTTAATAGAGGACAATCAGCTAGAGCATTCCAACAGGACGCATACGGACGAGAAATAATTCAAGGAAATCCAGAAGAGGCTGATGATAGGGTGATTCAAGAAATAGTAGAAAGAGCAAAACAACAAGCAATTAGTCAGTTTTTTGAAGAAAATCCAGAAGTAGCTGAAGGTTATGGTGGTACGTTGGATGATACACTTGATAAATACAGTTATGAAGACCTCTATAGGACCTTTTCTGAAGATGAAATTTTTATGAGGATTTATGAGGAGATATTACTTAGTTTATTACGAGAATATGAGGCCGGTCTAGACCCAGGAGAAACAACCTATGTTACCACGCAATACAAAGAATTTAGTCATGTAGTTTTAAGAAATGGACCTAGGGATGTTGTTAGTCCAGCTACAGCACATAGAAGTCCTTATACTCAAAGCGGGTATATGACAACCCAAGGAGCTATTAAAGTTAGAGTTACAAGAAGCGGTGATGAAGGAGAAAGGTTTAAAATCCAAATGACACCAACAATGGGAGAAAAGTCTAACACTTACGCGACTGGTGCAACTGTAGATATTGGAGCTTCAAACGTATTTCAAACATATCACGAAATTAATTTTGATTTGACAGACAGTAATACTTGGTCAGGAAGTTCAGAAAGTGCACCTACTTGGGTTAGTGGAACTGAATTACAAAGATTTTTAGGAGGTACAAGAACTGGTTACATGGCCAACTCAAGTTTCGGTACATTTTATGGGGTTGGATTTACAGGTACAGCTGCAAATTATACTGTAACACCTACATCTAACACCTTTATATCAAATACTTCCGCTATAACATTAACAGAGACTACAACCTATAATCCAAATATATCAATACAATCACAAACTTTAGATGAGGTAGTAGGTAATAACAATGTTGAAAATTCAAAAAACTGTGACTTTAATCCTAGGTGTAACTCAGAGTTAACAGTACCAAGTATAAGACCAAAAGCTTCCGCAACTTTACAAACATTTAAAGAACCTACCACTGTATTAGAAGGGTTGACTAAACCAAAAACAGATGTAGAAAATTTAAAAATTATTAACCTATCTGGTTATACTGGTAACACAACAATTATTACAGCTAACACATCTGGTTTTACTTCAGATATATTACTAGAAAAATGTTTTTTAAAATTAAATATTCACGCTTATGATTACAGTCAAAGTAGGGTAAAAAATAAACCAGCATATAGTTATCTTTTTAACACCTTAAGTGAATTATCTAACCCACAAGATAGAAAAACTGGGATAGCTTTAAGTTCAACAACTATATTACCTTTGTCTGGATTACCTACAGGGAACACTTGGGAATATATCATAAAACCCTCTTATATTTTTAAAGATAAAAGTACTAAAGACCCTATTTGGTTAGATAATTTAGATAATGTTGGTGGTACAACTATAGAAAATACAGATTATTATATGGCCTTAGTTCAACCACCATCAGAACCAAACTTAATAAATCAACAAATTAATTATAATAGTTCTTTAGCTGAGGGTTCTGTTAGATTGGTTACAAAAAGAATCACAGTTAGTGATGTTCCAGATTTTTCTGGGTCACAAAGTGCTTTCACTTATTCTGCTTTAACAATGCCATATCCACCATTAAGTAATGTACAAGTGGTTGTTAATGGAGTTACTATGACACAAAGTAATAGTGTCACTATCACTAGTTACAGTGACAATCAAGAAGCTTTTAATACTGGTGATTATTATTGGAATGGTTTTAGGTTAATTATGGGTCCTAGAACTGTTAAAAATAATGATATAATACAAGTTATTTACCCAGCTAAAAGTAATAGAAACTATTACAATCAAAGATTAACAGTTGGTACTGTAACTACAGACACTAACAGTGTTATGTATAAAGATACCGCTAACTATTATATTAATTTAGAATACCCAGCATTAGGTGGGATTCAAATGGTACTTAATGGACAAACACTAACGGAAGGTGTAGATTTTGAAAAAGTTACAGAAAAAAGAATACAGTTTTTAACTTACGTTGTGGATGGTACAACTGATTTCATATCTTCAGATGTGATATCTATGTATTATTTAACACAGTATAATGTAACTGGGTTAGCCAGTACTAAAAATCCTATAGTTAGAGCCACTATAGATAAAAAGATTTATCTTATAGAAGAACTTAAATTAGTTGTATTTGACAGTAATGGTAATATAGTACAAGAGGAATTAGAAACATTTGACACAACAAAAGAAGGTAGTATTAGTACTAATTTTATAATTTCCGTACCAGAACCAGGAACTTATAGTTATAATGTACAATCTAAAAGATATTATCCACTTATAAATGGTTCTGAAATTAGTACAGAAAGAAGTACTAAATCAATAACATTTACAATAGATAAAACAACTTTTTATTCACCATATAACACTAGAAGGATGAGACCTGGGTCAAATTCTGGAGGTTATTAAGAATAGAATAAAAAATTATAAACAATATTTATAATAAAACAAAAAAATTATGAGTTATATATTAAAAGACACGTCACAAGGAATAATATCTGTAAAACTTACAGACGCTGGTAGAAAAAAATTATCTAAAGGACAATTAAACATAGAACTATTTCAAATAGGAGATAGTGAATACTGTTATGATTGTAATGGTAGATTACCATCTTTAAATAGTGGGGTTAATATAATGCAGGCTAATTTTAACGCACAAAACTTAAACCCAATTCCAGAAAAAAATAAGGCACACGTAAAGTATCCACTACCTATGACTAGAACGGCACCTAACCAGTTGTTTGGAGCCGCTCAAGCTGCACATGATTATGAAGAAGTTTTTAATAGAGCAGCACAAAGAGGTTTCTATAGTGGTAATACTGGAACAACATGTGCATTTTCAGCTATGACAGGTTCTGCATATACATTAAACTCTAATTTCTTTTTCCCACTTTCAGCTATGACCGGTGGTAGTAGAATAACACTTTTATCAGCAAATACATTCCAAAATCAAGCGTTTTCTGCTGGAACATTACCTGGTTACACACCTGTTGTTGGTGATATTTTAGGTGTAACATATTTTTTCCAGAGTGGAGCTACAGGCACAACTAGTTGTCACGCTTTACCTTGTACTGGTGGTTCAGCACAACTATACTATCAAATTATTGGTGGAAATAGTACCTCTGGTAGAACAGGTAGTTCTTGGTCTGGTAGTACAGCTAAACCTTTATGGTATACACTAGATAGGGCATTACCAAACTTTATGGATTACTCGGCTTCAACTGGAGCTTATGCTGTAGATATAAAACAATATTCAGGTAAAACAGGTACTTTAGTTGGGGCGTGTGTAAAAGTGTTCCCTAATGTTACCGGGGGTACCTATTCTGCACAATCAACCAATCCAATGTTGACATGGTATGGGGCCGCACAACCGACACCTTATTGGTCCCCAGGTTCATTGTCTTTTGAAAATAATTGTGATGTTTCTGTAAAAGATGTTAAAATTTGGAATATGAATATAAACTGGACAGAACAAGTAGCGGGGGTCAGAGACTCAAGTGTTGGTGAAGGTTTTGAAACAGTAGATTATTATGGTTCTTCAGGGTACTGTGGTACAAAAGAATATTTAGGATATCGTAGTAATACAGGTCAAGTAGATACTGGAACTGTTCCAGACACATATAACCCAACAATGAAAAGTTCTTCATGGTATTATGATTCTTATAAAAATCCTAGAGTAGTAACACCAAAAAGACAAAAAACAATTGCTATTTTACACTATACAAATCAAACTATATCCAACTTTTACGGTGAAAAATTTGCACAACTACAAGATACTTCTACAAAAATAGACATAGGTAAAGCTAAGAATTTTAGAATATGTATGCCTAATTTAATGTGGCATAAAAAATATGTGAGTAGTTTAAAAAATGGAACTTCAGAACAACAAGGTTGTATGGGAGCGACAGAATATGGTCAATGTTTCTATACTGACCCAGCTGGATTTGATATGTTCCCATCACAACCATATGTAATGAAATCTACAGTTAATAATAATATGAATGATGATGGTCTTAGATATTATTATCTATACGATGATAACGCTGGACCGCAAACTACTAATTTAGGACAAACAACAGTGGGACCTAACCCGGTAGGTAAAGTTTGGCCAGATTTAAAAATGGTTACGATTCATGACGAAGAGTTAGTAGCAGCTATGTCTTATAAATCAAATAGGAGTTGGACTTTACCAGCACCTAGAGTTACTAAAATACCAGCTGGTACAAATTGTGCGGGAGAAACATCTAATGTTGGTGTCTTTAATAATAGTTCTGTTGATGAAACACTTTATTTAACTTATTTACTTGAAAGTAATAGTGGTTATACTACTGGTTTACATTGTAACTATTATGTCCCAGTAACTAACGTACCAAATGCTGACCCAGTTGATTTAGAAATTGATTTTGGTGAAGAATTTCCTTACCTAAAACCTTTTGATTTAGGTGGACCAGGTAATATGTCTGGTGGTACAGGATGGCAAGCAAACAGGATGCATTTACTGTATCAAGTTGTTAATCCAGGTGAAGACCCTAACCCTAATTTATGGAAAAAAGTTGACGTAACCAATCAAATAGGTGGTACTAATAGTACGTTTAGGACAGGTGCTACAGCAAATGTACCTTTCAGTGGGTGTCAATTAAGTAGTGCTTCTACGAAGTTTTATTTAACAGATTACCTAAAAAGAGTAGCGACAACATACCAACTAAACGATTATATAACAATACCTTCTGCATCAACAACAACCGGAGCTGCTAATTTAACTGGACCAGAAACTTTACAGTTTGGAGACGAATATTTCTTTAACGGTCAATTACAAACCGACATCATGGCTACAATATATGAAATGAAATATAATGTAAATTTAGCCTCAACACAATTTGGTGGTGGTACTGTTGGACAAGGAACTTCGTTAAACCCTACTTGGGAAAGTCATTATGAAAAAAATGGCACCTACCCTTCATTTAGTTATGTTACAGAGATAGGTTTATTCGATAATAAAGATGGGCATCCGGATTTAATGGCTATAGGAAAATTACAAAGTCCTGTTAGAAGACAAAGTGCACAACAATTTGTTATAAAAGTAGATTTTTAATGGGATTTATATCTACAGCAAATACTAATACTTTAGAGGTAAGTCTTACAGATTATGGTAAATCTGTATTACTAGGTAATGCTGGAGGTGGACTTATGGAACAAATTGTAAAGTTTGGACTAAGGGATGGTGATGTAGATTATAGAAGATTTACAGGTAATAGTTCTACACAATCTTATGGTCCTTGTTACGACCAATCACTATCAGTTAATCCAAACATGGTTTCATTATCTGGTGATTGTTTTTATAACTACCCAGATATTAGGGGTAGATATGGTGTAGAAGTATGTGATTTAGCCGTTTTGGATGGGCCTACTACAGACGGTACTACTATTTTATATAACCCACCTAAAACTGGAAACCTGTGGTACTCAACAAAAAAAGACTTAGAATCTAAAGGTTGTTTTGAAAAGGGTGTTGATATAAGAAATTTAGGTTTAAACGAATATGGGTGTAAGTGTTCACAATTTGGAATATATAGAGATGATATAAGTGATAAGGGTGGTGTAAAACCAGGGTACCCAACATATACGGATGTGGTTCAGATGTTTAACTATGTTAAAAACCCTAGACACTTTACAGATGATAATTTTAAAATTGGTGATTTTACAGGTGAGGGTGAAATAAATTGTGATGATTTTTGTTGGGTAGTTTCATGTTATAAAAAAGGAATAAATGAAACAAATGGTGGTTTAAGAGGTGAGATGACAAATTACGATAAAGAAAATTTTAAAACTATGATGTTAAGTTTAGGGTGTAAGTGTGAAGGTTACATACCTAAACCAAAAGTAACTCAGACCTTTATATGTCCAGCTAATAAACAAGTTTACCCTTTAACAGATAGAAATAAAAAAATGTGTGAAAATTTAATGAAAAATTTAACAAATAAAATAGTTTTACCAAGTAATCAAAACAATAGAAATGGTAATAATACCAACTCAACTTTACGAGTTGGTCGTTACTAAAGTTTATTTACTAATGAAAACTAATAATTATAATAATTATATAATAAGAACAATATAACTTATGGGATTTGTATCATCAGCATCTTCAGTTTATTTAGACGTACAACTAACGAATTACGGTAGAGGCGTCGTATTAAGCGGGGATTTAAAAACAAGAATATCAAAATTTAGTCTATCAGATACTGATATAGACTATAGACTACCAACTAATACAGGACACACAGCGGTTTCACAAGCTGGTTTTATTCCTGATGTTAGTGGTAACCATGTAGATTGTGCAAGTGGAATAAATGACGGATTTAAATGTTCATCATACTTACACCAAACAGTTACTCCTATAGATAGGGGAGAAGAAGATGTTCAAGTTGTTGTGGGTATCGATAAAGATTTAACAGGTCAAAAAACCTACTACTCAAATGTAGAAGTTGAGGTTTATATGCATGACTATTATGCTCTATGTAAATTACTTTCACATATTTACGCTGAAGACCATAAATTGTTATATGAAAATTTAGGTGGTGGTGGAAGTTCTACATATACACAATTTAATGATACATTCCTAACTTCTTTCTCAAGTACATCTTCCATATCTTCAGGAACTTGGAGTAAACAAAATATTAAGTCAGCTTTAGAAATGATAGATACTAAACATAGAGGTCAATTTGTTGATTTTTGGGATTGTGTTAATGTTAATTATCCTAATTTAGGTTTAGTTGAAGAAAAAATTTCTATAACCTCATCAGACCAAATCTACATGAATAATGCGGCAGCGGTAACAGGTAGATTATCATTACGTAGTACTATAGGTGTAGGAAATAATTACGAAACTATACAAAAAACTACACATTCAGGTTTACAAACTTTAAAAGGTAATACTGTGGGTGTTTCCACATCTCCATTTACTGTGGCTTTTTCTAGTGGTGAAAAAACTACTAAACAAGGTGCTGGTCCAGCTGGTATAGGATTTACAACTACAGAATTTGGTTATTTGGTTTTAGGTGGTGGTGTTAATTGGGGAACTAATTCAGGATACAAATATTACCCATCTGCATTTCCAGATTATAGTGTTGATTATAATTACGACACTACTAAATATTTCTTAGGTTTTGTACATCCGGTTGAATTTGAAAATGCACCTGAACTAACAGCTCAAGTACCTACAGGTTTAGGGTCACCAGTAACAGTTAAAGGTTATGATGAACAAGATTTACAGGCAAAAAACACTTATGGTGTTGTTAAAACAGTTTTACCTACTTTAAAATACGCTATAACAAGACCACCAATAACACCTAATACAAATACTGAAGAAGAAGAACAAATAAACCAAGTTTCAAATCTATATGAACAAGCTTATGATAATTCTAATAGTAGTGCTAGTAAAAAATACTCAAACTTCTATTATCCAATAAAAGGTAATAGAGCAGACAACATTAAAGAATTAATTAAAACAAACTTACCAACAATACCTGAATATCACCAATCCACATTTACTGACCATACAATGGATACTTTTTCATTATTGGGTACAAATCTAGAATATACAAATGTTACTGTTGGTACTAATATGATTGGTGTTGAAGGTAATACAGTTCCTTCAGTAGAAAAACTATACACTATAAATGCTGAAGATGTTAAAAATGGTAAACACTATTATAATTGGTTTGGAAGAATGATGATTGAAGGTGATAAATTCTTCAAAGCGATAGCTGATAATTACAATAACGGAAATAACACTTACCCTACTCATGTTTCACAATATAGTGCAAGAACAGGGACACAAGGAAGTGCTGAAGAAATAGATGACTTTAATGTTAAAATACCTATGGAGTTTAAGTTGTATTCTGAAGAAAACCCAAAAGCTTTACCAGCTACATGTAAGGTTACTATAGTTTACAATAAAAGAGCTGCAAAACAAAGTATTGGTTATTCAGGATTTAGTGATTTTGCTAGTGGAGACCCACACGTACCATATTGGAGAGTTTACGATAGAACTATACCTGTGGGAGCCAGTGCTTATAGTGATAGAAAACCAAGGTTTTACGGTGAAAACGGAGAAACCATAAACGCTTATACCTCAGACCCAACAGACGTTACCACAGCTGGTAACGCTACTACAGGTAAGAGGATATTTAGAAAAGTTGTAGCTGGAGGAACAGTTATATAAAAAAAAATTAAAATGGCTTTAAATAGTAATAACCAGTTTGAAAACTTTGTAAATGGAGCTCCATTAACACATAGTACTAATTCACCAGTTAGTCTAGAACATGTAACTCCTTACAAATACCAAGACGATAAAACAATGGCGGGGGTAAAAAATGTTGGAGCTTATGCGGGTGAAAGACAATGTTGGAAACAAAGTTCTAATTACACCTCACTATCAACAAATAAAATGAAACATAGTAAATTATTTTTTGTATTGACAGAAGATATTTTAAATTCACCAGACGCATTTCAATCCACCCAGTTAGATACACCAGCAAACAATACGTTCCACCCAGGAACTGTATTGGGTCTTACTTTCGCAGGTAGAGACACATTAAGATATGTACCTAGCATTAATCCACAAGTAGATAAATTCAGTTAATTATGCCTATATTAAAAACAATACCAAGCAGTTCAAAAAAAATAGAAAATAATGTTGTACCATTTAGTGGTAACGGATATACTACAGTTAGTGGTAGTAATCTAACATTTACAACAATACAAAGAAACCCAGATAACGGAAGACAATTCTCAAATTTATATAGTTCTTTTAAGTTACCTGTTACTAGTAATAGTGGAAACACGTGGCCTGGAATACCTAATAATTCTTATTTTAGTGGTTTAAATCAAAGTGAAGCTATTGTAGTTAAAATAGCTAAAGATACTTATGGTGAATTAATAGATGGTAGAACCATACATTTAGTAATTCCTACAGGGTATACTAATGGTGCTACGGCCAATGGTGCTTCAGGTGGTACAATAGATATTTACAGTAGTTATATTAGTGAAGCTAATTGGTCCTCAGATAACCACGCTTACGCTGCGGGATTCGGTCATTCTGTAAACCCTACTAGTGCTGACGTAGGTAAACCAAGTACTAATATAGCTTTTTTATTTACAGATAGTGTAACTAACAATGACGGTGATTACACCACACCATCAAATAGTTGCTGTACTACTTGGGCTGATGGATTCCCAACAACTTGGGCATACGATAGTGGTACTGAACCTTCAGACCCACCAGTTGGTTATGAAAATGGTAATACAAACTACTACAATATGGGTATTAATGCTACAACTAGAAAACCACCTGTTAATGTTACACAAAGTGGGGACAAACCAGTAGGTATTGCTTATCTAGATAAAGGATTTTTAGTTATAACTGACCCTACTATTGTGGAATGGTTTTTCTATTCTGGTTCATCTAGTGGTGCGACAGGTTACCCATACGGTTCACAAGGGGAGGGTTCTTACACTGGAATGACACAAGTTACGTTTACATCTTCTACTTCAGCTAGATGTGAATTTTTTACATTTGAAAAAGAATGGTTATTAAGTGTTGATTGTGTTGCTAATAATGGTGAATTTTTCTCCACAGAAAATGTAACAGCCTCACCAGAAATACAAAATGGTGCTGGTGGAGCCATGACATCAGTTCCAGGTGTTTATAGTCTTACCGGTGGCACACAAAATTACAGTGCTTATATAACAGAAGTAGGGTTATATGATAGTCAAGATAATTTAATAGGTGTAGCTAAACCAGATAGGCCTATAGCAAAGGCAGCAAATACCACACAAACCTTTACTTTGAAGTTTAAATACTAGATATTTTGTCTATGGCAAAAGTAAAAAACACACCAAAGGTATTAGGGTTGGACGTGTCAACTAAAACAATAGGTTGGGCACTGTTTGATTATTCAACAAAAGAGCTGTTAGAATTAACACATTTTTCACCAAAGTTAAAACCACTACCAGAATCTAAAACTGAACAATTATTATTAAAATCAGATTCTTTTAGAGAGGTAGTTGAAAAATATAAAGGAGTTGGTATTACTAAAGTTGTTATAGAAGAACCTTTACTAAACTCTAATAATATTTTTACAGTATCAGTTTTAATGAGGTATAATGCTTTTATTATGAAAACAATTCATGATGTACTGGGTGTTATCCCAGAACTAATTTCAACATACAACTCTAGAAAATTTGCTTTTCCTGAATTATTTGTTGAAAATAAAAAAGGTAAAAAGGTTTTATTTGGTGGGTATGAAAAAGGTTGTGATAAAAAACAAATTATTTGGCAAAAGGTATCCGACCAACAACCACATATAGATTGGAGTTATACCAGAAACAACACACTTAAAAAAGAGAATTATGATATGACTGACGCTTACACTTGTGTGTTAGGACATATGCAAAAAAATAAACTCTGGTAATTGATAACCTATAGATTCTTTATTAAATTTATATTATGGAAGAATCAGAACTTATAGTAGAATTACTAACCGATATATTAGGAAATCCAAAAAATCATTATTATAGTAAAGGACAAATATCTTTTGATTGCCCTGTTTGTTCTGATATGAAAGGTTTAGATGGTGGTGATGGTAAGGGTAATTTAGAAGTAAACTATGTAAAGGGTGTTTACAAATGTTGGTCTTGTTCAGAAACTCACAACACCCATGGTCGTATAAATAAATTATTTTGGAAATGGGGTAATAAAAAACAAAAACAAACTTGGGATTTAATAAGTCCTGATGAATTTAAAGTAAAATCTAAAAAATACGAAAAAATTAAATTACCAGAAGATTATATATCTTTTGAAAAAGGTAATAAACTAACTATCCCATATAAAGAAGCTATAAACTACTTACTAAAAAGAAACATATCTTACGATACCATGTTAAAACACTCAATAGGGTATACAACACAAGGTATTTATAGGGGTAGGGTCATAATACCATCTTTTGATGAAAACGATAAGATTAATTATTTTGTAGCACGTTCTTATATAAACCATAAAATGAAATATAAGAACCCAGAATTCCCTAAAGAAGAAATAATATTCAACGAATCTAAAATAGATTGGGATAAAGACGTTTATTTAGTGGAGGGTGTTTTTGATATGTTATTTTTAGAAAACTCTATACCTATATTAGGAAAAACAGTATCAGATAAATTATGGTCAACACTTTATGATAAATGTAAGTCAAAAATTATTATTTGTTTGGATGGGGATGCTTGGGATGATGCTCAAAAATTATATAGAAAATTAGATGGTGGTAAACTTAATGGTAAAGTAAGACTTATAAAAATGCCTAAAGATAAAGATGTTGCTGAATTAAAAGGGGTGGATGGACTGAAAGAAATTACACTACTTTAGAATATTCATTATTTCCTCTCTAAAATCATGACACTTAAAAACTTTATAATTGTCATTTTTCTCATTAACCCAAACAATATAAGAATCACCTAATTTAAGATTAGTATTTTTCTCAACAATATATTTGTAAGTTGAAAGTTGGAGAGAATAGGTATTAAGTTCACAAACATCTAGATGACCAATAGGGTCTTTAAATTGTTGCCATTTATTTTTATCATCTATCTTCTTGTTGGTTTTCCAATCCCATATTTCTAACTTACCAGACTTTTCATTCCAAAATAGTTGGTCAATCATACCACATAAACCTAATTCTTTATCACCAACAACAACCTCGGCTCTAACAGGTATTAGTTTACCATAAGAATCATCATAAAACTTCTTAAACAACTCTATAATCTTTTTTACAGCCGCTCTACACTCTAACATGTTTTCTGTACTACCTAAAACTTCAGTCATTTCTTCTTCGGGAAATGGAAATACTTTATTAAATAAATAATTTTCAGCAAAGGCGTGAAACGCTGACCCTTTTTGTGTTGAAAAATCAGCTTTGTATTTCCATTCTTTAAGTATTTCTTCTTTTAATATACCTCGTTCATTAGCTTTTTTTTCAGACCAATAATCACTATCAAAAGGTTGTTTATATTTCCCAATAAGTTGAGTAACAGAAGACATTTTTGTGTCGTCCATATAGTACTTATGTTCCTTATCGTGAAATTTTATATTATTAAATTTTGCTAATTCTCTTGTAATTTCCATATTTTAAGTATAAGTAAAAATGTAGGTAAGGAAAAGGGTTAGATTATACCCATTGCTTTTTTGACGTAATATTCAGCTAATTCACTATGACCACCAATACTCCAGTAATCAATATCATCAGGGTCTACGCCATATTGTTTATAGTCATAGATAGTAGCTAGAGTACCATCAGGAAATTTAATTCCCCACTCCAACTGTACTTTATCATCGGCACTACCTTGGTCCCATGTAGCTGGACCAAAAACCTCCTCAATGTCTTTTTTATAATACCCATCCAATTCACCCTGTCTACTAGTACCACCTAAATTAAAATTACTAGTTTTAAATGGAAATGGTGAAGGTATTATTATCTCATCAAAATTCTCTTTCATAAACCCCATCTCATCTCCCTCTGTAGTTGGATTATTAGCCATATTTTGTTTAAATAAAGCAAGTACAAATGGTTTCTCATTTTCACTATACCCATATAATCTATATACCGGTTCTATAATTTCTTCCATTACTTCTCTGTCCCATCTATACGATTTAGGAAAACCTTCGTATACATCTGATTGTTTAGGCCCAAAATACTCCTCTTCAAAACCCTCCTCAATCAACCAAGGAGCTCGTCCAACCATATCTTTTAACATTGTTCTTATTCTTCTCTCCTCAATGTCCTTTTCTTTTAATTTTTCAGCTTGATGTTCTGTAATCTTAATTTTTATTGAGGATTCCACAACTGGTTCTTCTTCACTTTCACATTCTTTCCTTGGTATGTTTAGTGTTGCTATAGGGTCATCAATAAAGAAATAACCTCTACCGACAGGTAAATCACTCCCATCACCCCAAGAAAATCCAGTTTGATATGTTCCCTCAACCTCACGCTGTCTTCCAGATACAATTGCTTTCCCATCTAAAGTACCATAACCAACCCAATCTAAATTTTGTTTTTGTCTTATACTTAAAGAAAGACTACCAGGAGCAATCCTATACGCACCACCCTCTTCACAAGTCTTTAATGTTGTTTCTGCTTGATGAGCAATTGCAGCAACCTTTTTAACTTGACATGTGTATATATTACTACCTTTAGTGACTATTAAATCAATACCTAATAATACATCAATAGGGTCACCACCCCCACCTTGGTGAATAATTTCATACCCATTTTGTCTTAATGCGTCAGCAACAAAATTTTCTACTTGTTCACCTTGTTCACTATAGTATGTTGCCCATTTATCATATTCAGTATCGTCTTTTAAAAAGGCATCAAATATAGCACCTTCTTCATATGTTTGTAACTCTTGAACAACACGCAACAAAGTGGACTTATTATTAGATTTTAATTCCCCAATAATTTGTGCAACTGTATCCCTACCATAATAGTGTAAAATTATATCTGTTATAAATTTGGAGGCATCAGCATAATTACCATCGAGTTTATTTACACTTAACCATTGTTTTACATCACTATCATCTACATCATATAAAAAAGCTTGGTCTTTTAGTCTATCTTTAAATTCTAGTGGTGTACCATTTTTATATGTAGCTCTTTTACCTGCTGTTAAATCATCTAAATGTTCAGGCCATCTATATAGTTTGTTTGGGTCTATAGCGTGTAACTTATCTAAAACATCGTGAACCCTCTTTATTTCCTTCTCACCAACAGCATCAACCCACTTATCTTTTTTATGGTTTACTATAGCACTAACTAAAGGAAACATAATACTTTGTTTATATCTTTGTTGATTACGGTTTAACTCATAACACAACTCAAAAACAGGACGCATTTCATCAGACATGATTACCTTAACACCCTTTTCTTTACCAACCCTATTTAATTTTCTATTTTGAGCGTTGTCTACATAGTAAGTTGGTTCAGTATCACTATAGTAAGCTTTACAAGCTTGAGGTATCACTGGTTTGTTTTGTTCTTCTAACAAAGACAATGATTTTATTTGTTTTTCATTTAGAATAATCTTCATACTAATAAATATTTGAAAGATGTGGTAATTTTACTATAATTATAACATGATAAAAACTATAGTACATTATTCAGACTTACATCTTAAATTATACAAGTATCACGAAAGAGATAGGTCTATATT